ACCTGTTCGGGGCCAACCTGTCCGAGGCCGACCTGTCCAGGGCCAACCTGTCCAGGGCCAACCTGTCCAGGGCCTACCTGTTCGAGGCCAACCTGTCCGAGGCCGACCTGTCCGAGGCCAACCTGTCCGGGGCCTACCTGTTCGGGGCCAACCTGTCCGAGGCCAACTACATTGAAAAGGCAAAAAATTTATTTTATCCCATTGCCTGCCCGGAAATCGGCGCTTTTGTCGGCTGGAAAAAGGCAAGGGTCAAAACCGGCGGTCATGAGTGCATTGTAAAGCTGGGAATTACCGAAGATGCCGTGCGCAGTTCCGCAGCAGGCCGGAAGTGCCGCTGCTCAAAGGCAACCGTTTTGGAGATTCAGGATTTAGAGGGGAATGTATTGGAGCAGGCCGCCGTCAGTGATAGAGATGAGAACTTCCATTACATTCCCGGAACTGTGGCCTCCGTTTTGGATTTCGACGAAAACCGCTGGAACGAGTGCAGCACGGGCATCCATTTCTATATTACCCGTGAGGAAGCGGTGAGGCATATCTTATGAAAAAGCTGACCCGCGAAGAGCGGCGGCGCCGGAGCCAGAGGCGGTTGCAGCTGATTACATATCTTCTGTTCCTATTACTTCTGCTGGCGTGGCTGGGAAGCTACCTGATTATGACGGTGGAGGCAGAACTGCCCGCCATGCACAAGCCGGAGGCCACCGCAGAGGACGACACTCTCCCCGGCGACGATACCCCGGCCACCACTCGCTGTTATCTGACAGAAGAAGAGATCGAGGAAAACGAGAATGAGCTTATAAAAGCTGCTTTGCTGGCCCGGTCTCACAAGCTGGAAGGTGCCATCATCACCTTTTATTGTTGCGAGGAACGGCCTCACATCTGCGGGACTGGGACAGGCATCACCGCCAGCGGACGGCGCGTGACTCCGTATGTGAGCTGCGCCGTGGACCCTGATATTATACCGCTGGGCAGCACCATCATGATCGAGTACAACGGCGAGATGGTTTATCTGAGAGCCGATGATACCGGTCCGGCAGTCAAGGGGGACCATATTGATATTGCAGTCCCTACCCACGATTTTGCCTTATCCCTGGGCGTCCAAACGGCAGACATTTGGTGGTGTGAGGAATGAACGCAAACGCTAAACGCCCCAGAGGCGAGTTGGGGCCGTGCCCAAGATGCGGACTATATTCCGGCCAGAGATTGGCAATTGAGGGCAACCCGGATATGTTCCTGGTGGCCTGTGACGCCTGCGGATGGCGAACTCGGAAATTTACTGATATAAATCACGCGGCGAGAGCTTGGAATGAAGGGAGAACATGACATGACACTTTACGAGATCGATAAGGCCATTACTGATCTGGCAGACCCGGAGACTGGGGAGATCACCGACTTTGAGGCGCTGGACAATCTCCAAATGGCGCGGGACCAGAAGATCGAGAACATCGCCTGTTACTACAAGAACTTGGTTTCCGATGCGGAAGCCATCAAGGCGGAGAAGGAGGCCCTGGCGGAGCGGCAGAAAGTGGCAGAGAACAAGGCGGCGCGGCTCAAGGAGTATCTCTCTTACGCGCTGCACGGGGAGAAGTTCTCCACGCCGAAATGCGCGGTGACGTTCCGAAAGACCACTTCCGTAAATGTGGATAACCCTTCCGCCGCCATCGAGTGGGCGGAGCTGAACGGGCATAAGGAGTGCATTCGGTACAAAGCCCCGGAAATCAGCAAGAGCGAGCTGGGCAAGGTCCTAAAGGCTGGGCAGGAAGTGCCTGGGGCTGTCTTGGTTGAAGGGATTTCTGTGGGGGTGAAGTGATGAACCTTGACATTTACAACGATGTCCGGGCCGTTCCCGAAGAGGCCAAGAAGGAGATCAGAGGTGGGCGGCTGAACGGAAAGACCGATATCAACCCTATGTGGCGCATCAAGAAGCTGACGGAGCAATTCGGCCCATGTGGCATTGGCTGGAAATACACCATTGACCGGGAGTGGCTGGAGACCGGGGCCAACGGGGAAATCTCCGCATTCATGGACATCTCACTGTACTACAAATACAACGGCGAGTGGTCCGAGGCAGTTCCCGGTACCGGCGGCAGCGCCTTTATCACAAAAGAGAAGAGCGGTCTGTACACCTCTGACGAGTGCTACAAGATGGCCTTGACGGATGCCCTCTCCGTGGCTTGCAAGGCCCTTGGGATCGCCGCTGACGTGTACTGGGACAAGGACAAGACGAAGTATGACAAGACCGATATTGCGGCGAAAGTCGATGTCACCATATGCGAGAAATGCGGGAAGGTCTTGGAAGCGTACAAGGACTCCAAAGGCGTCACGGTGTCGATCATGAAGCACGTGAACGCCAGCATGGAGAAGTTCGGGCACGTCTACTGCCTGGACTGCATTAAGGAGATGAACCATGATTGATTTGATCTCCGAGATCGGTCAGAAAAGCAAGCTGTTGGACGCCGCCGTGCAGGAGCTTGGGAAGCGCGGACGCTCCTATGCCCAGTCTGAACAGGAATACCGGATCGCCCTGGCAAAGAGAATTTTGGATGAACGGTCCAAAGGTACGCCGGTAACGATCATCTCCGACATCTGCCGTGGAGACCGGGAAATCGCAAAGCTGCGGTTTGAACGGGACTGCGCAGAGGTCGTTTACAAATCCGCCCTTGAAGCAATCAATGCCATGAAGTTGCAGCTTCGAATGCTGGATGCACAGGTGGAAAGGGAGTGGGGACATGCGGGCAGAGACTAAGGCAACATCTATTCCTCCGGAAGTCAAGAAAGCCGTGTACATCCGGGACAATGGCTTCTGTGTGCTGTGCGGCTCTCCATATGGTGATCCAGTGGCCCATGTGGTCCGCCGGAGCCAGGGAGGAAAGGGGATCGAGAGAAATATCGTGACCCTCTGCCCGGCCTGTCACAGAGCCTATGACGAGGGCGCGAACATCCAGAGGCTAGGACGAGGCACCACCAGAGAAAGCCTGTACTGCTATCTGGTGGCGTATCTGAAAGGGTTTTACCCGAACTGGAACCGGGAGGATATGATCTATCACAAAGGAGTCGAAAATGCTGAATAAATGTTTTTTGCTGGGCCGGATGACGAAAGACCCGGAAATCAGACGGACAAACGGTGGGACGGCTGTCACATCCTTTACATTGGCCGTAGACCGGGACTTCAAGACCAACGGGGAGAAGGAGACGGACTTCATTGAAGTGGTTGCGTGGCGCAACACGGCAGAGTTTGTCTCGAAATACTTCTCCAAGGGCCGTATGGCGATTGTAGAGGGGCGGTTACAGATCAGAGAGTGGACGGACAAGAGTGGGAATAAGCGCCGTACAGCGGAGGTTGTGGCCGACAACGTGTACTTCGGAGACTCTAAGAAGGAGAACAAGGAGGCGCCGGAATACAAGCAGGCTGATTTTGCGGTAATCTCGGAGGAAGACGGCGAGCTTCCGTTTTGAGGTGACACGATGGCCAGAAACTATGCTGCGCTCCCATGGGAATACAAAAGGGAGATGTCTGCACTCAACGATGCAGAGTTCGGTCGGCTGTGCAGGGCTTTGCTGGAATACAGCGAGTCAGGGACGCCGATAGCACTTTGTGGCAATGAGCGGTTTTTCGCCGAACGTGTCATGATGCAGGAGGACCGTTTTAAGGAGTCCTATACCACCAAGGCGGAGAAAAACAGAGAAAATGGGGTTAAGGGCGGGAGGCCTAAGAAAACCGAAAAAAACCCAAAGAAACCCAACTTAACCCAAAAAACCGAAACCGAAACCAAAACCGATACTATCTCTCCTAACGGAGAGAATAAATCCCCCCTATCGTCCCCCCAGGGGGAACGGTTTGACAGGTTTTGGGCTTTGTACCCAAACAAAACCGGGAAAAAGAAAGCCAGGGAGTCTTGGGAGAAACTGAAACCGTCAGAAGAGCTGACAGAAATCATTTTGGATGCCGTTTCCAAACAGAAGCTATGGCCAAAGTGGCAGAAAGACGGAGGACAATATATCCCAAATCCCGCCACTTGGCTAAACCAGGGGAGATGGGAAGATGAACCACCCGAAGGAGGAGAAGATCCATTTGCCAAGTTTACCTGATGCTTCCCGTTGGCTGCTTTACGACGAGATCGCCATGGACACCCGGAAAACGCTGTGGTTTGTGGCGGACGCCCAGGATGTGACAGCCCTAGACAACCAGAACGCCGTTTGCCTTGCCTATGGGGCGGGCTTTGAGAACTTCCGGGATGCGGAGCCGTTTCTGAGTTCCTTCCCATCTGTGTTCCTGGCTCTGTCCGACCGTGATACGGCGGAAGCCGTGGTGGACGCCCTCAAAGAATACGCGCCATCTGTGGCTGTGCTGCTGCCGAAGGAAGGGGCCTTCGGGAAATGTTCCCGTATCCGGGAGGTGCTGGCTTCCGGCGGGAGAAAGGCCGTGGATCATCTGTTGCTGGGCGCCGTGGAACAGCCCATGGACGGACTGCTGGACCTGGCGGACGTGGAGCGGAGGGACCCCGGCGCATCCGTCGCCGTCATGTCCGGTCTAAAAGCACTGGACCAGTCCATCGGAGGCTTTGCCCCATCGGAGCTGTCTGTGTGGACTGGAAAGCGCGGCAGCGGCAAGTCCACGCTGCTGTCCCAGCTGCTTCTAAACGCCATCGACCAGGGCTTCCCGGTCTGCGCCTACTCCGGGGAGCTGTCGGCCTGGCGCTTCAAGCAGTGGGCCATGCTACAGGCCGCCGGGGCCGGGCATATCGAGCCGAAGCGGGACCCGGTGTCCGGGAAGCTGTATTACTACACGCCGAAGGAGATCGCGGACCGGATCGACGGTTGGTGGAAGGGGAAGTTTTTCCTGTACGACAACCGGGTGGCCGGTGCTGGGGACGAGGACAGCATCATTTCCGTGTTCGAGTATGCCGTTCGCCGGTTCGGCTGCTGTGTATTTCTTGTGGACAACCTGATGACCGCCCGATTCAGCGACCAGAGCGACAAAGATTTTTACCGGGCACAGAGCCGGTTTACGGGGCGGTTGGTGGAGTTCGCCAAAAAAAACGAGGTGCACGTGCATCTTGTGGCACACCCCCGGAAGGGCGACAGCGACAAAAAGAAGCTGCTGACCGCGGACGACATCGGCGGGTCGGCGGACATCACAAACCGGGCGGACAACGCCTTTTCGCTGGAACGGATGGAAGAAAAGGATATCGCGGCCTATGGGTATGACGCCGGGCTGAGCATCCTGAAGAACCGGTCCTACGGCTCCACAGCCAACATACAGCTGGTCTATGATGCCCGGTGCCGCCGGTACACAAAGAAGGGAGAAAGCGATGGAGTCTATGGCTGGGAACGCTGACTGGGCCGCCTATGAGCGGGAGAAGAAAAAGCTCCAGGGATTGCCGTCGGACGAATACGAGGCAGCCCTGAAAGAGCTGGCAAGGAGGATGGGAATTTGATTTTTGAAATTCCGTATCCGTCCACCAAAAGGGGAAAAGCGGCCTGGAACAAGCGGTTTGGCCTGAATGCGTATTATGCCGGGAAACATTGGTCACAGCGGAAGCGGGACGCAGAAGAACTCCACTCTCTGGCGCTGTGGTCCATGAAAAAGGCGCATATCCGAAAACAGTTCGTCAAAGGTCCTGTCGAAGTCATTTTCCGCTGGAACGACGGCCTGGACGTGGACAATCACGCCGCCATGGGCAAGGCGTTTGTGGACGCCATGAAAGGCTACTTACTGCCGGACGACAACCGGGAATGGGTGCGGAAAGTTTCTCATGAATTTTGGGAAAACGAGAGTATACAGGTGGAGGTAAGGCCCTATGGGCGAACTTGAACAATACCTAGTCCCCATCCGCCGGTACGCTGCAAACCCCTGCATGGATTGCTGCTGTCCGATCAGCCAGTGTCCATGGTTGCGTGAGGAAAAGCCAGTACCGGGCTGGACGGCCAAGAAGCGGACGTTCATTGTTGGGAGAGATCAATACGGCGTAAAGCATTGGGTGACTACATACGCCATCGAGAGCTGCCCAAATTTTAAATAAAACCATAGAAGGAACGACTATGGAATATATTTTATCCCTATCTTACGGAAAAGATAGTCTCGCGTGTTTTGGGGCGTGTGAAATCCTTGGTTGGCCCATTGACAGGGTTGTAACAGCAGAGGTTTGGGCCACCGATACCCTCCCCGCCGACCTTCCGCCGATGGTGGAGTTTAAGGACCACGCAGACCGGATCATCAAGGAGCGGTGGGGGATTGAGGTGGAGCATATCAGATGCAGGAACACTTACCAGGATATGTTTTACCGTCGAAAGAGCACGATGGCAAAGAAAAACCCAGGGCAAATCAGAGGCTGGCCGATGAGAGGCGGACCTGGAGGTGCATGGTGTCAGGGAGATGTAAAGCTACCCGCACTCCGGAAAATAAATAATAAGCGCAGGGATAGGAATGTTATGTACCTGGGCATCGCCGCCGACGAGCCAAACCGCTTTCACAGCCTATCTGACAAAAAGAGAAGTCCTCTTGTAGAGGCTGGCTGGACAGAGGCTGATTGTCGCCGATGGTGTGAAGAGAACGATTTGCTGTCCCCAATCTATACCACCGCCACACGTGGTGGTTGCTGGTTCTGCCACAATCAAAGTGTGGGACAGCTCCGACTCCTGCGCAGAGATTACCCGGAATTGTGGGCGCTCCTGCTGAAGTGGGACGCCGACAGCCCGGTGACGTTTCACTCAGACGGTCACACAGTCCACGACTTTGACCGGCGATTTCAGATGGAGGATGAGGGCCTGATCTATCCGGACGATAAGATTTTTCGATGGGACATGCTGGACAAGGAGTTGAATTACAGATGGTTTTGACAAATGAAAAACGCGCCCTGATGGGTGACCGGGAGGCGGCGAAGCGGCTGACGGATGCGGGGGTGCTGCTGCTATGTCCTATGTGCAGAGGAAAGGCAAGGGTACGGAGCGAACGTTACTATCAGCCAAATGTCCGCAGAAATGTGATCTGCATGAAATGTTTTACGAGCAGCGGATGGTATAAGACGGAACACGAAGCCCGCCTCGCCTGGAACACCCGGGCGGCGATTCTGAGCGCGGAGGAGATGGAGATGCTCAATGGAAAAGAAAATTCTTGATGTGACCTGTGGGGCAAGGTCTATCTGGTTCAATAAGCACCACCCGGCGGCGGTCTACTGTGATAAGCGTCGGGAGCAGTACCATCATCTTTGGAAGAACGCCGGTAACTGTATGCTGGACATCAATCCTGATGTGGTATGTGATTTTACAAACCTGCCGTTCACAGATAACTCATTCCATCTGGTGGTATTTGACCCGCCCCATCTGACTGGGGCGAAAGAGACGGCTTGGCTCGTCAAGAAATATGGAAAACTGGACGAGAGCTGGCCGAAGATGCTCCATGACGGTTTCAGGGAGTGTATGCGAGTGCTTAAACCGGATGGGGTGCTTATCTTTAAGTGGTCTGAGTATGACATTCCAGCAGCGGATGTTTGGAAAGCCATTGGGCAAAAGCCTCTATTTGGGCATCACAGCGGGAAGCAAAGCCGTACTTTCTGGGCGTGCTTTATGAAGTTGGAGGAGATGGAGATGATCGACAATGAATAGTTTACAAGCCAGCCGGATTGCTGGAGGGAATACAGCTTACAAGAGAGCCTGTTCCGATTTTTATCCGACTCCGCCGGATGCCACTTTTGCGCTGATGAAGTTTCTGGATCTCCAAAAGGGTACAAAAATTTGGGAGCCTGCCTGCGGGGATGGTCACATGGTTCGTGTGATGGAGAAAATGGGGTATCAGGTAATTGGGACGGACATCCAGCGTGGAGATGATTTTCTGACTGCTCCGCTGATGGACTGTGACTGGATTATAACAAACCCTCCTTTCTCACAGTCAGAGGCATTCATTCAGCGGTGCATGGAACACGAAAAGCCGTTTGTACTTCTACTGAAAAGCCAGTATTGGCACGCAAAGAAAAGAAAGCCGCTATTTGAAAAGATGCCGCCAGAGTGGGTTTTACCGCTGACATGGAGGCCGGACTTTCTATTCAAAACCAGAGGCAGAGGCGCACCGCTGATGGATGTGATGTGGGTTTTGTGGGACCCTGACTACGATCATGGGTGTATTACACGATACTATCCGCTTGATCGGCCAACGGCGGAGGAGATGCTGGAGGGGATGGAATGAAGAACCCGGGAGAATATGTTGACATTGGGGACCCAGCCTTGCAAGTCAGAACAGGCGAGGATGGAAACACCGTGGCCTCTACAACGATACAGGCGGTTGTCCTCTGGAAAGAAGATATCGAAAACTACATCATGGACGAGATCATCAAGATGTGCAAGGAGCACGGAATTACGGACCTGTATGTGCTGAACCGGGATTTCATCCTGTCAGCCGTCAAAGAGAAGATGGAAAGGGAGGCCCAGCCATGACGCGAGAAGAAGCGGTTAGGCTGTTGAAACAGTATCAGGGATATGAGCCGATGGAATACGGGCAAGTGCTAAGGCACTCTTTTGACCTGACGGATGAAACGGTTGATACCCTACTCTCCGCCCTCACCCCACCCACGCAGGAGCAGCTGGAGCGGGTGTGGCCGGGGTGTAGTTTCTGCAAAAATGACGGTGTTCAAGATTATCGTACTGCTGTATGCGTTACGAGATGGGGAATGAGCTACTTAAAAGGACCAGAAATTGAAAGTGACGACATTTTCTATGCCCAGAATCATTTTTGCAGATTTTGCGGCCGCCCCCTCACCCTGGAGGCGTGGAAAGAAATGAGAAAGAGATGGGAGGCGGCGAACGATGCGGATTGAGCGCAAGCGCTATGTGGTCATGCGGAAAAACAGAACAGAGGTCTGGTGCGGTCTAGCAAAGCATTTTAGTTTTCGTCCCATATCGGAAATAAGAGACGTTTCCGTAAAGACATATCGTTCTGAGGCGCAGGCTAGAAGCGGCTGTTCTTCATGGGACAGAGATTTTGAGGTCGTTCCGGTAATTGAGACGATTGCGACTGAGGAGGCGCTGAAAGATGGAAGTACGACCGATTGACGGAAATATACTACGGAAATGGTGCGAAAAGATAATTGACCAAGCGTGCCATCCAGCAACCGTGCAGATCGGGGAGGTATTCCTGGACAAGGTACGCTCTATGCCCACCCTCACCCTGCCGAACGAGTGGGTGAGCGCGGAAAATGCCATGCCGGCAGAACATAAGTCCGTGTTGTGTATCGTGAGCGGGAAGCCGAGGCCGAACATCACACTGGAGGAGGCGTATCAGCTTGGATCGTGGAATAAGGCTGACGGCTGGATCATCGATGAATATCTGGACTGGGAAGATGCTGTTGTCTTGTGGTGGATGCCCCTTCCGGAGCCGCCGGGAAAGGAGGGGTGAGGATGGACGTGAAAGAGGCAATCACTCAACTTACAGGACTGAAGAAATATTGTGAAGGGATGGCGGAATGCGACGAATCTGGAAGCTATGTTTTTGACCTTGATGTTCAGGCGCTTGATATGGCAATCACCGCACTGTCCCCGCCGAACGAGCCGCTAACCATCGAGCAGCTGCGGGAGATGGGAGGACAACCGTATTGGCATGTTGGGTTACGGGAAGAAAGTCCTCCGCCACATTGGAATATCCTTGATCCGTTTTATGCAAAGCATATCGAGGATTACAGATACGGCGAGAACTGGCTCGCCTACCGCCGCCCGCCGGAGGGAGAGGTGGACGCATGAAACCGATTTGTATTACTTGCAAAGCTGATTGCCATAACGCCGGGACAACCTCCAAAATTGTGGATTGCTCACAGCACAAACCGGGGCGAGTTTTGACCAACGCAGACCGCATCCGGGCCATGAGCGACGAGGAGTTGGCAGAGTTTATCAGTCGCATAGAAATTGGAGATTTTGGCCCACAGGTTTACGGGAAAACATTTTGTGACTTGTGCAGTGGACAATATGAGTGCGACGACTGCAGATTGTGGTGGCTCCAGCAACCAGTGGAGGTGGACACCTGATGGACATTGAGAAGCTGATTGAGCAGCTAAACGGATATTTTGAAGGGAAGGACCTGAAAAGAGGCGTTGCACTTGATGGCGCCACCACCCTCTCCACGCTCCGGGCCGAAAACGAGCAGCTGCGGGCCGAGCTGGAACAGGTGAAGCGGTGTATTGAAATTGTAGAAAATCAGAGAGATCAGATGAAGCGGGAGAGGGATGCGGCAGTAGAGGACCTGCACAAACTTTGCCCCGCATGGAAGTGGGACGGCGAGGAGGGCTGACATGAAAAAGCGTAAATACTACCGAAAGTGCGGTATCTGTGGGGAACGGTATGAGCAGAGCGAGATGGTGAGAGATGAATGTTCTCCCACTGGCTGGATTTGCTTTGACTGTTGCATGGGCGTACACCCGGAGTATGAGGAGGACTGACATGAAGCGGCTGACATACTTTGACGGCGGGAAATGGCGGCTCAAAATTGGCAACACCGAATATAGCGGTAAAACCGTTTTCCTGACCCGCGAGGAGGCCGCACTACGGAGGGAGCAGGATGGTTGATTGGGCAGTCATTAGGAGACTTGGGCTTTCCTTCCCTGGATGGTTCATCAACGCCCAGGGGGAGTTTATCGCCCACCAAAAGGCAAATGTGTATTTCAATATCAGCACTTGCAAGAGCGAACTGGATGTAAAGTGCAAGGTGTTGGAGTGGTTTTCCCGCGCGGCTTGTAAGTCCACGCCGTTTCGCCGTGCAGTAGATAATACAGCCCTTCATATTTTTTTCCTGAATGGTATAAATCAATATCTTGACACTAGGTTCAGTGTGGAGGATATGCGAGAGATTTACACTTATCTCGGGAACGCTTGCGACCATCAAAAAACGATCCGATTTATAGAGAGCGGCTATGATATGACCGTATTGGAGGAGCAGGATGGAGAATAAAACTATACCGCCGATGTATCCCGCTGAATTTGTCGAACGGGAATTAGGGATTAGAACTGACTGCTATAACCACAGCTGCCCATTCAGGGTGAATGATACCAGCAACGCCAACCGCTGCGAGTGTACGGCCTGCCCGAATCGGTGTACGGGCGATTTTTCCATTGCGTGGAACCGGACGCTGACGGATGAAGAGCTGGAAATCATTAAACGGATTGCAGACGACCACGAACAGAGGTGGAGAGAATGAAGGAGTACATCGAGAGGGCGGAAGCACTCGACATCTGCCAGAAAGAATATGAAGATCGGCTTAGAATGGCAGACTATTGCGGCGATACCGTGGCTTGGGATATTGGCGGAACAATCAAAGGCATCCCCGCCGCCGACGTTGCGGAGGTGAGGCACGGGAGATGGGTAAACCCACACTGGAGGAATAGTGACTTTGCTTGCAACTGTTCCGCTTGTGGCGTAGAAGCCATACACCGAGAATATAGGTGGCATGAACGAGGTATATATCCTATTTGCCCCAACTGCGGCGCTCGCATGTATAAGGAGGCCGACCATGAAGTTTCGGAACCATGAGACGGGGGAAGTGCTTAGATATCGGGATATTATTCCTGTACTTTGCAAAAGCGGGTGTGATAACTGTCCGATAATAGCGGAGGTTCTCAAACACGATGACCAGTCATGTCAGGCGTGGATACTCAATCACCCCCACGAAGCCGCCCGCCTGATGGGCTATGAGGTTATAGAGGATGAAAAGGAGGACACCATGGACAAGCCGCTGAATTTGTGAGGTGAACGTGAATGGGCAGATTGATTGATTTATCAGGAAAGAGGTTTGGCAGGCTGCTGGCTATCGAAAGAGATACAAGTAGAAGCCCAAAAGAACGAAAATATAGAACGCTTTGGAAATGCAAATGTGACTGCGGTAAAGAAGTTGTTGTTTGGGCAAACAACTTGGTAAGAGGGCACACATTAAGCTGTGGGTGCTACAAAATTGAAACTTTTATTGATAGAGAAACAGAACACGGAATGTCAGATACAAGGCTATACGAGATATGGAAAGGAATGAGACGCCGGTGTCTTGACCCAAAAAGGAATAGCTACCACAACTATGGAGGGAGAGGAATTGTAGTTTGTGCAGATTGGGAAAATGACTTTAAGGCGTTTCAAAAGTGGGCGATTGAAAATGGCTATAAAAATGGCCTTACTATTGACAGAAAGAATAATGACGGTCCGTATAGTCCTGAGAATTGTAAATGGGCAACCATAAAGGAACAGGCCAATAACAGGAGAACGAATAGATATATTGATGTATTCGGGGAGCATTTGACGATTTCTGAAGCCGCCCAGAAGTATGGGATAAAACCTTGTACGATTAGAGCAAGAATTGAGCATGGATGGGCTCCAGAAAGAGCAGTATCCATTCGCCCCGGCGAAACGGTAAAGTTGGATGACATCATCGGAGGTGCAAAATGATTGAAGTCTGTCCGATTACGCTGAAAGAGGCAAATGCGTTTGTAGAGCAATACCACCGGCACCATAAGCCGGTGGTTGGACACAAGTTTTCCATCGGGTGTACGGACGGAGAGAAAATTGTAGGCGTTGCTATTGTGGGTCGCCCTGTGTCCAGGTATCTGGACGATGGGTGGACACTGGAGGTCAACCGCCTATGCACAGACGGGACGAGAAACGCTTGCTCTATGCTCTATGCTGCGGCATGGAGAGCGGCCCGTGCTATGGGGTATCACAAGCTGATTACTTACATCTTGGACAGCGAGAACGGGGCAAGCCTAAAAGCCGCTGGCTGGAAGTGCGTTGGACAAGCTGGTGGCTTACGGTGGACAGGTAAACGGAGACCGGAGGTAGACCTATGCCCGGCGCAGATGAAATTGAGGTTTGAGATTGGAGGGAATAATGATGACCAGAGCAGAAATCCTTGACAAAGCAAAAGAGTGTGTATGTGGGCAGAGGGAGCAGGACTACGGCAAGCCGGAGGATAGCTTTGCAATGATTGCCGCATTGTGGAAGCCGTACCTAAAAGAGCGTTGCGTGGGGTATACAGAATGAGAGGGCAATATATTCGATGGAGAGTGGCAGTATGAGCGATAAAATCATCACGCTTCCCACTTTCAATGTATCTCTCGGACAAGCGATAATCATTGTAAAAACAGGGCTGGAAGATGAAAGTATCCCATACAAGACACGAGTACTCGCCATTGACCATGTGGCCAAAATGGAGACGCACAATAGCGTAACCAAGGCCGAGTTAGTGGCGGCCCTACGATGGCTGTTTGCCCACTACGACTTTGAGGAGGATTGACAGCATGAGTGAGTGGATTAGCGTTGAAGATAGGCTGCCAGATGCTCCGGGGCATTATCTGGTATGCACAAGCATCAATTACTGGCACGGAGGTTGCCTTGATGAGAATGAGGAGCGCAAAGACGGACTAAAATGCGGAACCCCTGAAGGATATGAGGGAACAACTATGAGCGTTCTCGATTGCTATTTCGATGGAACCGGGGAATGGAACCGGGTGTGGAAAAATCATGTCACCCACTGGATGCCGTTACCAGACGCGCCGGAGAACAAAAATGGAGGTGCAGAATGAGAGAAATCCTTTTCAAAGCCAAGCGGCTGGATAATGGTGCGTGGGTGGAAGGAAGTCTGATTACATACAAGGACGGCACAGCATTTATCTGTTGCGAGGACTATATTCCAGATGTCCTAAACAAGTACGAGGTCGACCCCTCCACGGTCTGCCAGTACACCGGTCTGACCGACAAGAACGGGAAGAAGATTTTTGATGGGGATGTTGTAAGACGAGAAACCGATTACTACGGAAAGCATAAAGTTTATGACGAACCAGTTGTATGGGAAGATGACATAGAAAAGGGTTTTTTGGGAGAACCGTACACAAGCGGATATTGCATTCACGGCGGTAATTGGGAAGTCATCGGTTCCATCCACGACGGGGAGGGGGGCAATCATGCTTAAGCTAAAGAACTGCCCGCATTGCGGCGGAGAAGTAATGCTCTGTAGACTGAATACTATGGTTTCTGTTGCAGAGTTTTCTATCGTATGCACAGAGTGCGGACTAGAAACGCGCATTTATGCAAACCCGATGGCGAATTGCTGCTTTGATATGGGCGAAGCGGTCAGGAGCATCACCGAAAAATGGAACAGGCGAGACGGGGAGGGCGGACAGCATGAGGAGGTCGCCAGGGGTGCGGATGAAGTGCAATAAAGACTGCATAGCCAATGTATGCGGAGAATGTGCCGTCGAGAAATGCGAAGGACAGATTCAAAGGCTGGGTATGCGGAATAACAATGCGGAAACAGCGGCTTGGACTTATAAGATTGCCGTAGATTCATTCAAAGACTATTTTGGAAAGAAGGATGCCGACCAATGAACGCCATCGAGAACCAAGTCCGGGAACTGGTAGCCGTAGAGCTTTCCGCCGCAAATGAACGGTTTCCGCAGTTTCATTCCTGCCACGAAGGATACGCTGTGATATTGGAAGAACTGGAAGAGGCTAAAGCAGAACTGGAGGTAGCCGAGGCACAGACTAACAATCTGTGGGAGCACATAAAGAGTAATTATGACGGGGCAGGATGTGCAGAAACGGTAATGAAGTTCGCTATCAACGCCGCCTGCGAAGCCATCCAGGTAGCGGCCATGTGTCAGAAATTTTTGGAGATGGAAAATCGTGCGTAGATATCCTTTCCCCGGAGATATGTATTCTGATGCGCAATGGGAGTGGATATCGCTCAAACGCGCAGAGGGGTACTCCATGCGGCAGCTATCAACTTTCTTGGGGCTTAACACAGATGCGATTTTAACGGCGTTGCGGGTTCGAGGATTAGCACCGCAGGAAAGACCGACGGAGCCGCTTAACAGAGACGAGTTTAACGCATTGGCGGAGGTGGATGATGCCAGATAATATTACAGCAGCTAGAATTTGCCCTAATTGCGGCAAAGAGGGAGTTGTTTATGGAAGTCATACGGTTATGGGAGGGAGAATAGAACGTCACAGGAAATGTCAATTTTGTGGAGAACGATGGGCCACAATTGAGAAGTATTACCGGCCAATCAAAAAAATCATGGACTAGAGGTTGACAAATAGGATATCGAGATATATGATTAAATGGGATTTTATAAAAAATTTAAAAATGATAAACAGTTATATGAAGGCTGTGTGAAAACATGGCAAAGAGAGTGAGAGAGGTTTTGGTTTGCGAAGGTAGGTGATTAAATGTTAAAAATCATGAAAGAACTCTGGGATAAAAACCAGGATAAGCTCAGAACAGAACTGTCCTCAAGAGATGATCTGAATGAATGTAGCTATGTAGACCTTGTAAAGATTGCTTTTGATAAGATTTATAATGATGATAGCCGACTCGACAATGAGAATCTTTTTATAGACAGAGTTCACGAAATTGATGATGGGGACTATCAAGGGACTTTGATTTATCTGATTCCATTCAATTCCTACCAGCCGGACCCGGAAGACTATCGCATGACTTTTGCGTGGTATGGGTCCTGTTCTGGATGTGATGCCTTGCAATCCGCGCAATCATGGGGAGACGGAAAACTAACGGAGCAACAGGTAAAAGACTTTATGTCCATCTGCAAAGACTTGATCTGCAACGCTATCAAACCTTACAACTATGGATGGAGACATGATGATAGATTTGATGTCGTGGAGGAGGGTGACAACTCTGAACAAGAATGATGCGACTATGGAGCAGGGTAAAGAGCTTGTTAAGCGCAAAATGAAGCCCCGTGGCGGAAACTCCCCTGTTATTGGTGATAATGGGGTACATACTAAACCAGGTGACAACTCTAAGATTGCTGGGTTCCTTATGGAAGTTGGAAAGTGGGGGCCTGTTGACAAATCCGATGTTCAGGCTATGGAAAAGCGATTCTGGAACTATGTTGCTCTTTGCTTTGAGAGAGATGTTCGTGTCACCAATCAGGTAGCTTACTTTGCCATAGGAATTACAAAGGATGACGTTTATAATTGGGAAAATGGGCTTACACGCAGCTCTGAACATCGCGACTTCATTAAAAAAGTTAAAACTTTTTGCGGTTCTTATCGCGAAATGTTAGGCGCTGACGGCAAGCTCAACCCCGTAACTTTGGTGTGGTGGCAAAAGAACTATGACGGTCTTGTGGACAAGTCCGAAGTGGTGCTTACTCCCAACAACCCGTTAGGGACTATCACCGACCAAAAGCAGCTTGAGGAACGGATCGCCGGGTCTGTGGTGGTGGAGGAGTAACGACTATGGAAACGACTATCGACTATGCCAGCGACTATGGTGGAGAGGCCAGCGACTATCAAACGACTATGGAGGGAAAGCGAGAGACGGAAAACGACTATCGATTCTGTCCCTTGAAGCTCCACGCGCTACTATCAACTCCTGAAGCGGTTTTAGGAACATCAGACTACAGAGGCGGAGTGGAGTGCAGAAAAAATATATGCGCCTGGTGGGATGTCGACAAGTCCCGTTGCGCCGTGCTATCTCTGGCCCGCAACAAATAACAATACCCCGGCTTGCTCCTGGTGGAGTGGGCCGGGGTTGCTTTATGCCTTGCGTGGCGCCCCTGTGGGCCGCTGTGCGACGTTTTAGTGGCCGGGAGTATAGAGGAGATACTGCCAGACGATAAAACCGCTCTACGGACTTGTAAATGGCCTTTACGGCGGATTTGCTTTTGGGGCTTGTCCGCCCTGCTGGACGTGGACGCAAAAATGTCGCTTGCAGGCCGTAGGACGGCGCACAAGCGGCGGATCATGGGCGGGGAGTATAGTAGGGACATAGCCGCCCACCGTTGGACGGCATGGAGGGCAAAAGAAAGCCCGCCCTAGGAAGCTCCAGGGCGGGCGGTGGTATTATGCTAATATCTCAATTACAATCGGGTCATGTATGACGATCTCCCTAGCGTCCTCGCCGTAGTCCCACGCGTTGCCAGCAATGACGGCCACATAATCGCCATAATAGTAGCCGTGGCGCTGCGCCGCGTCGATGGAGTCCCAACGCATAGCAGACACGCCGGGCAGCTCCTCGCCGGTATCGTCTCCGTTGTCCCAGACGTGGGAGCGGTGGGCCATAGGGCCGGGAGCAAATGGAACGTCTTGGACGCGGACGCCCACGGCCTCATAGTCATATAACGCGCTGGAGGCTATATCCTCAACGCGCCGGATCATATCGGGGGCTAGTCTCATGTATAACACCTCTTGTTGATTGTATCGCGCCCATGCAGACCCGTCAAGATTTCTTTGCGAGCTCCCATATCACCATGAGCGGGAGAAGGATAATAAACAGGATAATCAAGCGGGGGTCACCTCCATTCTCCAGCGGGCGGGTCATGCCCGGTAAATAATCAAAAAGTCGTTGTAGTGGTTGTGATTGAGTTTTACGGGGTAGGCGGACCAAACTTCCGACCGCTTGCCAGTCATCCCGTAAAAACCGCGCACATGGTCAAGCTGTGCCGGGGTCAGGCTGTCAGCCCATGCGGAGCCGATAAAGCCAACGGCCAAATATTCCGACGTCAGGTCTGCGATGGTAAATCGCCCTGCAATATCGGTTGTCATTTCTTACGCCTCCTTCATCCAGCTAATGCGGTAAGGGTCCTCGTATCGTCTGCAATCCCGCGCCCATAATTTTTCTTTGTCTAATAGGTGGTTTGCCGTGATGTAATAGGGCTTTCCGGTTTCCTCGTCCTTGTAATATAGCTTGTATTCGCTGGCGGCCTTGTCAAATACAATGCTTACAAGTTTCATTGTGCGGACCTCCATTCAGTAAAGTTCGGCGCTCTGCTTGCTATATTCGCGCCGTGCGGCCATGTATGCGTCCCGCTGTACGTCGCTAAAGTTGCAGGCGGCGAAAAGCGCGTTTATATCGTCGATATCGGACACGCTGGAGCAGTTACCGAAACAAGAGCACACGTCAAAATCAGCTTGCCAGTTTATACCGTATTCGTGATTAAACATCTCGCGGAGAAATGCGTTTTTCCAGTATTCCGCGTTGTCGCTTTCGGGTTCTGCCTTTTCAAGCATGGCAAGCAATTCTTCTCCGCTATTCACAAAATCAGCGTCTTTTTTGTCGTAGAACGCAAGGAAAACGGGGCTAAAAATCATTTTTTCGGTTTTCCTTCTCAGTTTTTCCCGCTCCTTATCGGGGCCACAGAAAAACATGGAAATATGATCCCGGCGCAGTCCGTAGTAATTGCGAATGTAGTATTCTTTCGCTTGCTTGTCCTGGTAGTCACTTACGGTTTCCATTTCGTCGGCTGTAAATAGTTTCCGGCTGAGGCTGCTAAGGTAAAATTCCTGGAGTTCGTCGCGGCTCTTGCCCTGGTGGTGCAATTCGTAATCGTTCGCATACTTGATATAATGCCCATCAGCAAACACAAGCGCGGAATAACCGAAGCAGCCGCCAAAGTCCACAAAATAGACTTGATGCCCCTTGACTGTGACGGATTCAATTGCCATTGCTGCGGCCTGTGTTTCCGTCAGCGCTTCAATATCGCGGATCGTGTATTCTTCCATTTTTGTTTTCCTCCTTGTCATGGAGGGCCGCCCGTGGTATAATGGGCGTGCCCTGGTTGTTGTGGTTTGCTTCGATCGGGCCCCGCTCCATTAACCGGTTGCTGCCGGGGAGCGGGTTTTTTATTTGTCTAGAGCGTTTATAGCGCGCTCCAGAAACTCGGGCTTGCTTATGCCCTCTTTGGTGGTGTAGTCCTCTATCCGCTGGGATAGATCGGGCTTGATCGCCGCTTGAAACTTCCGGTAGGCTTTTGCATTGTACCGATTTTTAACGGCGCTACTGGTGCGGGTCTTGCGCTTGGGCGTTTCTTCGCTTGACATCTTCGGCCTCCTTCGCTATAATATGGGGCAAGAGGGGCGCTCTCCCTGGTGTCAGCAGGAAGGCGGCCAACTTAACAAGTTTAGAGCTTGAAATTGCCGCTTCTTGCTGGGGTCAAGGGGCGGTTATTTCTTTATCTGGTTGCCCAGGGAAATAGCCGCAATCACGAGCATAAGTAGTGCAATGGTTTCCGTTAGTCTCATGGGCTTCCCTCCTTTCGGAGTTGGCCCCGCCCCTCTTGCTTGTCTATACCATATCATACTTAATCCAGTATGTCAAGAGGTCTTCCAAAGATTTTTTATTTTGCCCTGGTCACTGTTGCGAGCGGTGGCCGGGGCTCTTGTTTTAGCACTGCAACCCATTTCCCGGCGCTGTTCTTGGTGTAATACCAATGCACCCCAAAGACTGCCAGGGTGGCAGCTATGGCCTTTATTTCACGGTCTGCCGGGCTTTGGCCGAACGGGTCGGCCTCTGCGATGCTCTCGGCCTTTAAGGCGGTGAGACGGCTCATAATGGATTGTATAGCCTCGGCGGGTTCCTCGGCGGTACTGGGGGCCAGCATCTCGGCCAGGTCTGCGGCAGGGTCATTGGTGGTATCCTCGTCCCGGTCAAGCGCGATCTCGTCGCCGTTGGCGCTGGTGTAGATTTGGCTCCAGTAGCAATCAGCGGTCTTGCTGTAGCCTGCGCTTTCGAGCGCATTCTGGAGAGTCCAGAGCTGGCGGTTGGTCTGATAGGTGATCTTCTTCATGGTTATTCCTCCCGGCCTGTGGCCTGTCGTGGTTGTTCCTGTCCGCCCGGCCTCCCGGGTGGCCCGTATTGTTTTGGTTCTGATGCTAGTATATCCTATATATTTAGAATTGTCAATGATTTTTTCTATATCTATAGTATTATATTTTTTATATATAGGTTATAAAATTGCAACAAATATTATTTTTGTTCAATTTTATTTTGCGGTATCTCTTAATATCATATATAAAGGGCACCGCCAGCCGGATACCCCCGGGGGATAGGCCAGAGCCGCCACCTCCTACCTCAGTCTCTCTACCACCGAAAAATTAAAAAAGTCTCTTGACTATTCTGAATATTCAGGGTATACTAAATATATAGAATAAAATCCTAAATGGAGTGAGTTTGAATGGAATTTAAGAAAGCCATGAATGTTTTAATGGCGCAAGAGGGTATATCGCAAAAGAAGTGGGCAGAGGAAGCTGGATATAAGACAGTGAGTGCGATTTCAACTCCTATGAGCAAGGGAGATATTATGCTTTCTACTCTTTGCAGGCTAGCCAAGTCTGTTGGGTATTCTGTATGTCTTGTAAAAGATGGACCGAATGAAGAGGGGTATCTTCCCATTCCTGTTGATGCAAAGTCAGTTAAAGGGGCCGAAAAGAAGGGTTCCTAAAAATCCGCGCAAAACAAAAAGGGAGATGATGCTCCTTGGAAGTAAGGAAGGATTTAAGAGGGCAACGGTTTGGCCGATTGGTCGCTATCCGACCCGTCAGAAAGCGGGTGAATGATGACCGGCATACAATGTGGTTCTGCAAGTGCGATTGTGGTAGTGTAGCGGTTATTTCTACAAATAATTTAATACAGCAGACGGTTTCTTGCGGATGTGTGTCAAGAGGGCCAAAGATAGACGATACGGTTAGGGCGGTTTGCTCTGGATGTGGGGAAAAGTTTGATATTGAATTGAACGGACAAAAAACTCCACAATTCTGTCCCGATTGCTCAAAAATATATACAGGTAATAGCTGGAAGGTGTGTCCAGTTTGCAGAAAACTATTCAAATCGTTTCCGAGCGCAAAAAAGACGACGTGTTCGGAAGAGTGCAGCAAAAAATGGGGGAATTATATAAGAACCGGGAGAAGGTTCAAGTGGAGTGAAAAATCAAAGAAAGCGGCGCGAGAAAGCGGGCTTTGGGACGATATGGACGAGGCTGCGGCGCGGGCGAGGGCACGGAAAGTTGGAGACCCCAGGTTTGAGCGGACAGAAGAAAACATAACATCAAAAATATGGGTTCTTGTAGATCCATCTGGGAATGAACATATAGTTCGGAATTTGAAGCTATGGGCAAGCGAAAATTATGAAAAGTTTGGGAAGGATGACTCTGAAAGGTCTATCAAACAAATAGCGCAAGGGTTTTATATGATTGCATTATCGTTAAGAGGGAAGAAAGCACCTCCAAGACTAACATACTTTGGTTGGACATTGAAGGATTTGCCAAGAGAACTGGAGGATGATAAAGATGGACTGGATCAAATGCACTGATAGGATGCCGCCGGATATGAAAATAGTTCGCGTCAAAATAAACAACATATTCGGGTTGCCCTATGAAAAAGAGGCTCGATGGAATAGTAGAAATCAATGCTTTGAATGTTTTGCGCTACGAACGTGGGAACCCGTTTATGGAGAAGTGATTTGCTGGATGCTCATGCCAGAACCGGCGGAGGATTGATGATATGCACAAACTGACGAACAAGCAGTACGAGGAATACATGAAGATGATCCGGGATAAGGAAGAAGGGCGACTGCTCACCCCGGATGGCTTACGGATGATATGTTCGGCAAACAAGTATGACCCGGAGAAGATAGGGCTTCACATGCTGGCGGTGTTGGCGAATTGGAATAAGGTGGATGTATAGGAGGTAAAATGAGAGAAGTTGCAGGGGAATATAATACCGCTAAGATTTTTACAGATGTTGTTGACGATGCTTCCATTGCACAGGTTAAGGAATTGTGCGATCAAGAGTTTTGCACTGGAAGTAGAATTAGACTGATGCCTGATATTCATGCTGGAGCTGGATGTACTGTTGGGACTACAATGACAATCAAGGATAAGGTTGTGCCAAACCTTGTCGGGGTTGACATTGGCTGCGGAATGGAAACCGCTAAAATCAAAGAATCCAATCTTGATATGGAACGGCTTGACAATGTTATTCGAGAGAATATACCGGCAGGGTTTGAAATAAGGTACAATGCACACAGGTATTTTGACCGAGTAGATTTATCGGCTTTGCGCTGTGCGGATAAAGTTGACTTAGAAAGAGCGAAAAAAAGCGTCGGGACATTGGGCGGCGGCAACCACTTCATCGAAGTTGACCGGGATGAACAAGGGCGACTCTACATCGTAGTTCATTCTGGCAGTAGGCACTTGGGATTGGAAGTTGCAAAGTATTATCAAGAGGCTGGATACAAAAAATTATCCGACAAAAACGATGGCCTTGAAAAACTAATAGAAGAATTAAAAGCTGCTGGTAGACAGAGCGAAATCCAACAGGAAATCAAAAGATACAAGTCTGAATATAAATGCGATATTCCTAAGACGCTTGCCTATGTTGACGGGGCTTTATTTGATGACTACATTCACGACATGAAAATAGTCCAAAGGTTTGCTGAAATTAACAGGCAGGCTATGATAGACGGGATCGTGTCTGGAATGGGAGTTCATGTTGAAGATCAGTTTACGACAATTCACAATTACATTGACACTGACAGCATGATACTTCGTAAGGGTGCTGTATCTGCCAAAAGCGGTGAGGTTTTGCTTATACCTATTAACATGAGGGACGGAAGCATTATCGGAATTGGCAAAGGAGATGAAGATTGGAATTGTTCCGCTCCGCATGGTGCTGGACGCTTAATGAGCCGGGCGAAGGCTAAAGAGAGGTTTACCGTTGCAGAATTTGAGAAGCAGATGAGTGGAATTTATACCACATCAGTCAATCAGGAAACGCTTGATGAATGCCCGATGGCTTACAAGAGTATGGAAGCAATCACGGAGAATATAGAGCCAACAGTTAAAATTTTGAAAATCATCAAGCCAGTATATAATTTTAAGGCTGGTGGAGATTAAATATTGCACCCCGCCACAGGGCGGGCGTATATAGTGCCAAGTGCCTCTCCAAATGGAGCGAACAGTGCCAAGTGCCTTTTATCTTAAGGGATAGGAGGCACTTTTTTCATGGAAATTCGGGGGTTGGTAGAGAGGGCATTTCAGAGGGATTTGTCCGACCCGTCTGCGCTATTTGATGCATTTGATTCGATCAGATTGTTGGAGCCGGAGGATTTTAAGCTGGCTCATGAGAAAAACAAAGAGGTACGTCGGCTGTCTGCAAAATTCGCCGCAGAACAAAAAAGCCTCCGTATGTTCGAGTTGAACAAGCGGAGTCTGCTGTTTGATGCGCCGTATGATTTTGATGCGGCGATAAGATATGCTGAGTGGGATAGAGAACCGAAGAAAAAGTTCTATATGCCACGCAGAAAGCAGTTGCTTCCGGTTGTTCAAGCTATGCAGCGGCTATCTGAACGGAAGATACGCATTTTGGGTGTTATGGCTCCCCCAGGCGTCGGGAAGACCACCATTGAATTGATGTTCATGGTGATGGAGGGGTTAAAGAATCCAGATTTAAGCATTCTGATGGGTTCGCACTCAAACTCATTCCTACGTGGGGCTTATGAAGAAGTTGGGCGGATGTTAGACCTCAAAGGGGAGTATTTGTGGAAAGATATTTTTCCATCTGTTCAAGTTTGCAAAACAAACGCCCAAGACATGCGAATTGATCTTGGAAAACGAAAGCGGTTTGAGACCTTTGAGTTTTCGTCTATAGGCTCTGGTAACGCGGGCAAAGTACGTGCCTCGAATCTTCTGGTAGCAGATGACCTTGTACCTGATATCGAGTCCGCAATGAGCAAAGAGCGCATGGACAAGCTCTGGCAGCAGTATTATACAGACCTCATGCAGCGTATGATCGGAGATTGTGTCCAGCTTCTTGTCCAAACACCTTGGACGTTGCATGACCCCATTGACCGACTTGAACTAGCCCATGCAGAAGACCCGCTGGCAGAGTTTATCCACCTACCCGCTTTGGATGAAAATGATGAGAGTAATTTTGATTATCCGTATGGGCTTGGGTTTACCACGGCATTCTATCACAATCAAAGAGATGTTATGGACGATGCTTCCTGGAGGGCACTATACATGACTCAGCCCATTGAGCGTGAAGGACAGCTCTACAATGAGGATGAGCTGCGCAGGTATTTTGAACTTCCTGACGGTAAGCCCGATGCCATCCTGTTTGTATGCGATACGAAGGACAAAGGCACTGATTACTGCGTCATGCCGATTTGTTACCAGTACGGAAATGACTTTTATTGTGAAGACGTAGTATGCGACAACAGCAATCCAGAGGTTGTAGAGGCGCGGCTGGTGTCAAAGCTCGTTCAGCACAAGGCTCAGATGGGCCAGTTTGAAAGCAATAGTGCTGGCGGTAAAGTGGCAGAAAAAGTTCAAAAAGAAGTGAAAGAAGCTGGGGGAATTGCAAAAATAACAACAAAATATACTACATCGAACAAAGAGACGCGGATCATAGTCAATAGTCCATTCATCAAAGACCGTGTTTTGTTTAAGGATAACTCTGTTATCAAAAAAGATAAAGAATACAGACGAATGTTGAATTTCCTTTGTGGGTACACGATGGTCGGTAAGAATCGAAATGATGATGTCCCAGATGCGTGGAGCCTATTTGCCGAATATGTCCAACAACTTGAGGGAAACAAGGTTGAAGTATTTAAGCGACCATTTTAAAATCTCGAATAAGCCATTAGACACATATAGATATATAGGTTGTTATCTTAACAACGATTGATGTATAATATATTTGGGTAAACATAATTATCCAATTTTCCTCCCCTTTCGGGCTGTGACCAACCACGGCCCAAAGGATAACCCACTCCCCCGGCAGGGTATCTAGTGAGCAGATATTAAACGGAAAGGAGAGCCTCTCTTGTACGTTTCCTGCCGGGGGACTCCCTTCACGTTAACCTGCTCCAGAGTTTCGCAATCGAAGCCGACATGCGGAGAAGATAACGATATACCCCTCCAATGCGTTGACGCCTACGTCCCTACGCGGGTATTAGTATTGGCGGGGACATATGCCGCAGCACGATGCAGCCCACAATCAGGGCCGGAGGGTCGCGCCCTCCATGCGGCAGAGCCGACAGTCATAGTGTCGGGTAAAAAAGCGGTGGCAGCTATGACCTGTCCCGGCGCTATCCCGCTGAAAACTACCTGTACCGGATCGGGTAAAGTACCATATGGCATATCCATATGACGCAGGTGTGACAATCTAAGCGGGAAGCGCACATACGCCGCCTCGCAGTTGCGAGAGACGGGAGCGGTGCCAAAGACCGAAAGGAGTCGTCCATTGAATGAAGATTGACGTTTATTGTCCTGTTTGCGCTGCCGCCGGTATCAATCATGGAAAAGGGCGGCTTTTGATGCAGGTGGATAGTAAGGCAGTTGGTATTGTTTACCCATACTGTAAGGCTTGCAAGAAGAACATTAAAATCGAATTGAAAGGCGAAAAGAGCGCCTGAAAATATATAGTTTAGTGCCAAGTGCCTCCGGGCAATGCCTGGACGAAGCGTGCCGAGTGCCGAGAGTGGACCTTTACGGGTCTGTTCTTGGCACTTTTTTTGTTGTTCTGGAGGTGACAAGGTGACTGAAAACGATACTGTTCGGGCTATATCCGAATGGCCGGTTGATGGCCTGACTGGTCGGCGCAAAATCTACACCGCAAAAAAGAAAGTCACCCCGGAAAACGTGGTGGAGGTGCTGGGTAAGGCGCTGGCCGTACATCGCATGAACAGGGCAGAAATGTCCTATTTGTTTGACTATTACAAAGGAAAACAGGACATCCGCTTAAAAGATAAAATCGTCCGCCCGGAGATCAACAACAAGGTGATGATTAACCGGGCGAACGAAATCGTGGTCTTCAAGTCTGCTTACCTCCTGGATGGCCCAATCCGCTATGTGTCCAACGGTGGAGAAGATGATATTTCCGCCAGTGTGAACACGCTCAACGAGTATATGCGATCTGAGAGTAAAGACACACTGGACAAGGAATTAGCGGACTGGATGCACATTTGCGGCATAGCGGTACGCATGGTACTCCCTGACGAAGCTGGTGAGGAGGACGGTTCCCCGGCATCCATCTACACACTCGACCCGCGAGCGGCGTTCTGCATTTACCATAGCGGCGTAGGGCAGAAAAAGGTCGCTGGTGTTCTGGAACAGGTAGACGAGGAGGGCCAGCCATACTTCTGCGTTTACACTCCTAAATGGTATTTCGAGGTGCAGAATGGCCAGATCACAAAGCAGGAAGCCCGCACCATCCCCTATATCCCCATTGTGGAGTATGTAAACAATGACGCCCGCATGGGTGCGTTTGAGCCGGTCATTCCCATTCTGAATGCCATCAATATGATTGAGTCCAATAGATTGGACAGTATTCAAGATTTCGTCAACGCTTTTGACGTGTTCCAAAACTGCGAGTTGGAGAACGGACAGTATAAGGAGCTGGCAAAGGGCGGCATGGCAATCACCATCAAGAGCGTTCAGCCCGGCATGGAGGCCAAAGTATACCGCATTGCGTCTGAACTGAACCAGACCAATACGCAGACCATTGTGGACGATTTGGAGGACGCATATCTGACCATCTGCGGGATGCCAAACCGGAATGGAGGTTCCTCTACCAGTGATACCGGGCAGGCGGTCATTTACCGTGATGGGTGGTCTTCCGCTGAGAGCCGGGCCAAGGACACGGAAAAGACCTGGGAGCGGTCGGAACGGGAGTTCCTGCGGCTGGTGCTGTATATTTGCCGGGAAACTGGCGATTTAGGTTTGCAGCTATCCGACATTAAGCCGGAGTTCACCCGCAAGAACCTGTCCAATATCCAGTCCAAGGCGCAAGTTCTAGCGGAGATGCTGAACAATAGCAAAATTCATCCGAAGTTGGCGTTCCAGTACAGCGGGCTATTCAGCGACCCAGAGGAGGCTTACCGTATAAGTTCCCAATATGCCGAGGAACAGCAACGCAAGATGGAGCGGAGTTTGAGAGATGAACTGAATACCAACAGGGACACAAATATAACTGTGGAGGAAAGAAACAATGATGTCTCCGTTTCGGAATGACCCGTTCAGCATGGTATATCAAGCATTTCAGAACCTTTATCCTGGAAAAGAGTGCGAGTGCTACTTTGAGCCTGACTTGAAAGCAGACGATGGAGACAAGGCGTATGGTCTCACAAATTTCTGCGATGATGGAGAAATTCAAATTTTAGTAGACCCGAATGTGGACATTGAAAACGCAACAGAAATTTTTGCACACGAACTTGCACATGTAGCCGTTGGATATGACGCTAAACATGGCCCGGAATGGGATGCCGCTTTTGATGCAATTCTCGATGAATACAACCGCATAGGGGATGAACTGTTTGGAAAACAAAAACCCTTATGACCTCACCGATAAAGCCATCGACCTTTTGAATAGGAGGGCGGTCAAGCGGTTTGAGGACGCCAAAGACGAAGCGGCGCTGGCGAAATTTGATGAACTCAATGTGCTGGAAGTCACCCGAACACTGTATCAAGACCTCGCCCATGATAATCAGGAAATCTTTCTTGAACTGGCGCAAGAGCGGTATCAGGAGACCGAACCGCACGGAAAGGAACCACCTGATTTAGCGTGGTTACTGGCATTGCTGGCGGCGTACAACGCTGTGACGAAATACCAGTATTCCCACGAATGGGAGCGCAAGCGTGACCGCACAGCGGAGGCTATTAACTCGACCACCGCAAAGGTCACAGAGTTTCGACGGGGCCTTTCCTACTGGGCGCAGATGACGGAATGGTATGCGGTGGAAGTCACAGACCAATCCACACTGAAAGCATTTCAAGACAGCGGTGTGCGCTATGTGAAATGGAACACCATGAATGACGGGCGTGAGTGCTCCGCTTGTAAGGAACGAGACGGGAAAATTTATCCCATCCGGAGCATACCAAGCAAGCCCCACCCTGGTTGCCGGTGCTGGTATACCCCGGCGGAGAAAAAGTGAATTTAAGCGGCCCAGCCGTTTGAATATGGCCCCAGAGAAGGGGCGGTACAAATCTCCCAACAGCGAGAGAACGCTTAATAACCCAAAAACATAGTGAGAGAACACTTACAAAACCCAAAAGGAGAATTTACATGAAGATTTCCACCGACAGCATCCAGGGCTTCGCGGAAATGAGCGACGCCGACAAGGTTACTGCCCTGCTGGGGCTTGATGTGCCTGACCCGGTTGATCTGAGCGGCTATGTGAAGAAAGAAGTTTTCGATGCCAAGGCTACCGAGGCGGCCAACCTGTCCAAGCAGCTCAAATCCAAGATGACCGATGACGAGGCCGCAAAGGCGCAGGCTGACGCTGACCGCAAGGCGCTGGAGGACAAGTACACCGAACTTCTGCGCAAGTCCACTATTGCCGAGCACACCGCCCGCTATATCGCCATGCCGGGCTATGACGAGAAGCTGGCCCGCGAGACAGCAGAGGCGCTGTTTGACGGCAAGATGGATGTGGTCTTTGCCAATCAGCAGAAAGCCAACGCTGCCTATGAGAAGAAGTTGCGGGCTGATCTGGTGAAGCAGGACCCGAAGCCTGACGGTGCTGGTGGTGGAGAGGGCGGCAAGGATGAGGCCGTGGAGTTTGCCAAGAAACTGGGCAAGCAGCGGGCCGATGCCCTCAAAAATGCAAACGAAGGTTTGAAACATTACTTTTGATTGAAAAGGAGAGAAACAGATGAAGTTTACCAAGACTTCTGTTGGCGGCACCGTTGAGATTCTGGCCGCTGACGATTTTGTGGCGATTCCCATTTGTGTCACAGAAGCCGCTGCTGTCCCTGCCGGTATGCCCATGACCGCTGCAGGCAAGAAGGTGGCCGCTACCTCTTATGCTACCGCTGTTGGTATGCTGCTGTATGATGTGGACCCGACTGAGAATCCCAATGGTGCTCTGCTGGTACAGGGAGTTGTGGACAAGAAAAAGATCGAGGACCATGCAAGTATTACGCTGGACGCCACTTTCGACGTGCCCGGCATTATCCTGCGGGACAACATTGGCGTGAACGAGTAAGGAGGGATACATAATGGATTTGAGAGAAGTTTTTACTCCCGCTGCGATTGCGGCAAACTGGACTGAGGTTGCCTCAAACCAGATTCCCTACCTGGGTGCTACGCTGTTCCCCGCCCGCAAGAAGGCTGGTCTTGACTTGTCCTGGCTGAAAGGCTCCCGTGGGCTGCCTGTCTCTCTGATGCCCTCCGCATTCGACACGAAGGCCACCTTCCGTGATCGGATTGGATTTGAGAAACTGGAGACCGAGATGCCTTTCTTCCGCGAGGGCTATAAAATCAAAGAGAAGGACCGCCAAGAGATGCTGCGGGTACAGGAGTCTAGCGACCCCTATGCTGCCGAGGTGATTGCCCGTGTATTTGACGATACCCGTGACCTTATTGACGGCGCGAACGTTGTTCCTGAGCGCATGATTATGCAGCTGCTGTTCCCTGAGGGTGGCGATGTGGGTATTGCGATCAAGGCAAATGGCGTGAACTATACCTACAAGTATGATACGGACGGCTCCTGGAAGACCTCTAACTACACCGCACTGACTGATACAGCCACTTGGGACAAGCCCTCTACGGCTGATCCCTTTGCGGCATTCAAGACGGTCAAGGACGCTATCCGTTCTAAGACTGGCACTGAACTGACGGTCTCGATTATGAACTCCTATACCTTCAATCTACTTGCTAAAACGGACGCCGTAAAGAACCGCTACTTGACCACCAACGGCCTGTCTCTTGGCTATCTGACCGACGCCGAAGTAAAGGCGGTTGTAGAGTCCACGTCCGGTCTGCGGATTGCAATTTACGACAAGCAGTTCCGGGACGAGGACAAGGTTGCCCATGCATTTGTGCCCAATGGCTATGTTTGTTTGATTCCTGACGGTGCTCTTGGTAGTACTTGGTATGGCACCACTCCCGAGGAGGCAGACCTTCAAGGAGCCTCCGGCGCCGAAGTTTCCATTGTGAATACAGGCGTTGCGATTACCCGTATTCTTCAGGAGCATCCTGTAAATATCAACACCTTTGCGTCTGAAATCGTCCTGCCCTCCTTCGAGCGCATGGACGAGGTGGCGGTGCTCAACGTCCTGGGGGAATAATCGGGTCTGACACTCTAACCATTTTCCCCGGCAGTCAGACCCTATTGGGGAAGCAGGTGTCCGAACTGGTAGGAGATGACCTGAAGGTATATGCTGACGGGTTTGTCACGGGTACATTCCATCATGTGACTGGTTACTCTGAGTTCAGTTCTATCCCTGGAGAAGACAGTGGGTACTATTTCCCGTTTCACCTGACGAAAACTGGAAGCAAGATGACCTTTAAGAAAAATGGGGTTCCAACCAAACAGGGCATCGCATTTGACCCGGACATTATTTTCCGGGTAACAAAGGATGACACCTTTGAAGTCCTTGTGGATGACAGCAGTGTTGTGAAGTTCAATTTTGCTGGGGCCACATTTGAGAGCTAAAAAAGCGGGAGGCAGCATGAAGTTTATTCCAAATTACCGCGTGTGCTATGGCGACCAGTTTTATGAGGCTGGGACTCCGTTCCCCATTAAGGCCGACGACGCGGATATGATGAAGCGGCACGGGACGGTGTTGGATGAACCGACGCCGCCTCCCGCGACTGAACGAAGGGCCGGGAGATCGAGGAGGGGGAATAATGGACAACTTAGCGAGACTGAAACTCCGAACCGAAGAGGTTGACGAAACTGTCCTGCAAGATTGCCTAGAGAGCGCAAAGTCAGCGATTATGGCCCGACGTTACCCTTTTCAAGAGTGGCCGGAGGAACTGGAGCGCCGGTATCTGGATTTGCAGTTCAGGTGTGCGCTTGACCTCTACAACAGAATTGGAGCAGAAGGCCAGCTCGGGCACACAGAAAACTCTATCAGTCGAACTTGGGAGTCCGCTTGGATTTCCGAATCGCTTTTGCAGGAAGTGACGCCGCTGGCCGGGAGGGTGACGTAATGACAGTCCATGTGCTGGGCGAAACATACACCCTGAATTTCATTCCGGAGGAAAACGACGAGGGCCTGAAAGACTGCGACGGCTACTGTGACGAGACCATCAAAACACTGGTGGTAAAGCAGTACAAGCGAGGAGAGCCGGGGAGCAAGAAGGCCCTCGACCTGCAAGAGAAGAAAAACTTCCGGCATGAGATTATTCATGCATTTCTCTACGAAAGTGGCCTTGCGGAAAACTCTGCCTGGGCGCAGGAGGAAGAAATGGTGGACTGGTTCGCCAAGCAGTTTCCTAAGCTGGCGGTAGCGTTTCGGGAGGTGGATGCCCTGTGAGAAGCCTCCTGCGCAACCAGCAGCCAGTATTCTACAAGCTTTACGAGGGCCAAGAGGAAATTGTGGATGAGTGGGGAAACCCTACCGGCAGCTATGTCCCCATTTACAGCGAATTGAAATCCACTATGCTCTGCGTCTCCCCTAACAAGGGGAATTCTGAGGTGGAACAGTTTGGCTCTCTGGAGGATTACGACCGGACGGCTACCACTGCCGACCCGCATTGCCCCATCGATGAGAACTCCGTGCTGTGGGTGGACGGGGCCGATACAGATGGCCCGTATAACTACATCGTAAAGCGGAAAGCCCCGTGGAAAAATTCTACGCAGTACGCCATAAAGAGGGTCACTGTGTCGGAGTACGAAGCAGAAAAGAGCCTGTTCGATCAGAAAGTAAAAGCGGAGGCCGCCTATGCTAACCATCAAACTGAAACTGAATACGGACTCCATCAATCAGGCGTTGAAGGAAGTCAAGGCGTACCAGAAGAAAGTTGAGCAGGCACCGCAAAAGCTGATTGAATACCTGACAGCGCAAGGCGTTGAGATTGCCAAAATGAACGTGTCTGACATGAACGCCTACGATAGCGGGGAGTTGTACAACAGCATCCACGCCGAGCAAAAGTCTGGTGTTGGGTATGTCATAGCGGACGCTGCCCATGCCGCTTTCGTGTGCTTTGGCACCGGCATCGTGGGAAAGAACAATCAACACCCGAATATCGCAATCGCCGGGTGGAAGTATGACGTGAACGACCACGGGGAACTGGGGTGGTGGTACATTGGACGTGATGGGCGGGCGCACTGGACCAAAGGTATGCCGTCCAGACCATATATGTACAACACGGCACAGCAACTCAGACAAATGGTTATCCCAGCGGCAAAGGAGGCGTTGAAGTGATTGACGTGGAGAGCCTGATATTCAGTCAGGTCGCAGAAGCCCTCCGGGTGGCTTTTCCAGGAATATTCGTTAGTGGCGAATATGTAGATACCCCCGCCAAGTTTCCCGCTGTTACTATTGTGGAGAGCGATAATACGATAGTACAGCGAATGCGAACGGCCAACATTGAAAATGCCGCAACGCTGATGTATGAGGTAAATGTTTACACCAACACCGTCGGCTACAAGAAGTCCGAGGCAAAAGACATTATGGAAGCCGTTGATGGCGAATTTTCCAAACTGGGATTTGCGCGGACAATGTGCAATCCTATTTCAAACCTGAGCGACGCCACGATCTACAGAATGGTGGCAAGATACACAGCCACGGTAGACAAGGATTTGTGGGTTTACCGTGCAGACTAATTCAGAAAAGAGGTAATTTACTATGGCAAGTCCCAGACTTTCTACTGCTGGAATGACACTTCAGTATGCCGTTGAGACTTCTGCGGGTACTCGCCCCACTACCGGCTATACCAAAATCCCGGAAGTAAAGTCCATGCCCAGCTTCAATCCCAGCCCCAACACCATTGACTCCACCACCCTGGAGGAGACCGAGTACATGACCTACGTCCAGGGCCTCAAGGACCTGGGCGGCGCTCTGGAGTATGGCGCTAACCTGACCGAGGACCTGATTGATGCGTGGGATACTCTGATGGGTGCTTACGATACAGCCGTTGAGGGCGGAAAGCAGGTGTGGTTTGCGGTGGTTCATCCGCAGCTGGCAGATGCTACTTACTTTGTTGGAACTCCTGCTCCCCTTGGATTGAACGAGGCAAGCGTCGGCTCCATGCTGGAAACCACGCTTTATATCACGCCAAATAGTGCCCCTGTGATGGCGGCAAAACCCACCGAGGGACCCTGATTAACAATCTTGAGGAGGCATACAAATGAGCGAAAAGACCATTGATATTCAGGACATCGTAAAGCCTGCCCGCCTGACTGATGATAAGACCGGGCAAGTTTATGTCCTGGATTTTTCTCGTGAGAGTATTGTATTTGCTGAACGTAACAAATTCAAGCTGGAAGATGCCATTGAGTATCCTGTTACTGGCATGAGGGACCTGTTCTACTATGCGTTCCGCAAGAACCACCGGAATATCTCTAGGGAAAAGACAGACAAGTTGATCGAAAAGTGGGGCGGCGGCATCCCGGAGGAACTGGTGAAGCGGCTCATTCAGCTTTATCAGCAAGCTCTTGCGTCCAACTCTATCGTTGTTGACGAGGACGCCGCAAAAAACTCCGGACTGACTCTGGAGCTGTAAAGGGTCCAGAGTCATTTGAAGAACTGTTCGTGCGTGACTGTTCGTATTATCTCTCTATCGGTATGACATGGGAGCAATACTGGAACGGAGACGTGTGGATGGTGAACATTTATAGGGAGGCTGATAGACGTCGTATGGAGCGAACAAATGCGGAGTCCCATTTGATGGGAATGTACATTTATGAGGCTTTGTGCGACGTCTCCCCCATTCTTCATGCTTTTGCCAAAAATGGTGCAAAACCGATAGAGTATCGAACGGAGCCATATCCTTTGTTTGGGAAAGATAAGCCCAAAGAGAAATCTGAACAGCAGGAAGAGCGGGACGCATTGTTTGCAAAGGCGTATATGAGCCAGATGGTAAGGGCCGGAAAGAGCTGGGGGAAGAAATAGCGTCCCCGTTGCACCTTGAAAACTTCATAGAGATAGCGGAAACCTCGATACGCCAAGAAATAAAACGGCCCTCCGCCTATTCCTAAGCGGAGGGCGATTATTAAATTTCAGAACTTAAAATCTGAGGTTGAGTAATCATCAAACATGATGTTCCCACTTGCATGTATATCTTCTACTACTTCTGGCAATTCATCAAATCTGACCTCAACAAGATTTTCTTGATTTGCTGATATTGAATGGCTTGTGATATGTCCACTATCAACCCCATTTACATGCAAGTCAAAAAATCCAATTGTTAGATTTTGGCCCGTTTTATTGACAACAGAAAAAACTATTGCAGATTTTGGAACATCCAGATTATCAGCGGCATACACCGTTTCATACTCCACTACACCATTATATACTATAGAAATTTTATTGTCACTATACAAAGTATCGCCAATATTTAAGTCTCTTCTCTGACTTAATTCTTCATCTAATTCCTTTTGAGCATCCTGTTTAGTGGAGTCTACATCTTCTTTTGTTATAACAACAAGTTCACTTTTGTCATTCATGGTATCACAAAAAGCTATATCATCTCCGCTTTTGTATTCCTGGATTTGAATAGAAGTTTGGAAATTTTTCTCATCTGATGGACAATTGAAGATAACTGTCCCAAGGCATTTATACACAGATTGATTATTCTCGCAAATAATTTCAATCAATCGATCTACATCAATTGCACATACACTCGGGTCGTCCTGTCTTGCGTTCTCTCCGACAAAAGATATTTCTAAGTTATAGTAGTTACCCGTTTCATTGATTGACTCAATATCGACACGAAAACTTCTATTTTGCAAAAATGCGTTTTTCACATCTTCCGTGCTTGCAATTTCTGGATTGTTAGAATCTGATATATCATGATATTCATGTTCAGTACTCTCGCCACATGACGTTAACCCGATAATCATTAAAAAGGCAAATAGTACAGGAAAAAAATTCTTCATTTTAATCGCCCCCCTCATTATATGATACATCACACAACGGAAGGAAATCAATCAAAATCTTCGCTATCTCTATGAAGTTTGAGGTAGCGGAATTTTATATTTTAGTGCCAAGTGCTTTATTGCCAAGTGCCAATATAGAAAGGTGGTGGCAATATGGCCGTAGATATTGATAGCCTGCAAATTGAAATCGAGGCGACGTCCAGTGATGCAGCAAAGAAGATCGAGGCGCTTACTACTGCATTGACCGGGTTAAAAACCGCGGCTAAAGGAGGGGCGGGGCTTACAACCACCACAAAGCAGTTAAAGGCACTTTCGGAAGCAGCAAAGCTAATCAATGGCGCAAATCTGAATAGTGGGAAAATAAAAGAGTTCACGGCTGCAATGAATAGCTTGGCTGGTATCCAAAAAGCAAGCGGCCTTTCCTCCGCGATCAACGCACTAAAGAAACTTCCTGAGATTAGTGCGTCGCTCGAAAAGACAGACCTTGGTAAATTCGCAAAGCAGATGGAGCAGGTGGCCGCTGCTGTGCGACCGCTAGCGACAGAAATGCAGAAGGTATCCAATGGATTTTCAGCATTTCCGATCAGAATTCAGAGGCTTATTCAGAGCAACGCAAGTCTGACGGCATCAAATAGCAGAGCGGCAAGAAGTTTTGGCGTTCTTGGAACTGGTATCAGTTCTGCGGCAGCTAAATTTAGTATCTATTATTTAGCATTTAAGCGACTTGCCGATGTTATTTCCGGCTGGATAAAGTCGGCTAATGACTACGTTGAGACAGTCAATTTGTTTCAGGTCTCCATGGGTGAGTTTTATGACGAAGCCTATAACTATGCCATGCTGGTCAATGACCGACTTGGCATCGACCCCGAAGAGTGGATGCGTGCGCAAGGCGTGTTCATGTCTATGGCAAACGGTTTTGGGTTAGCACGGCAACAAGCTTATGACCTAAGCGAGGGCTTGACAGAACTGGCCTATGACCTGAGTTCTCTATATAACGAGGACACAGAACAGTCGGTCTTACGTTTGCAGTCTGCTCTTGCTGGCGAAATTGAGCCCATCCGTCGCTTAGGTATCTCAATTAGTCAGGCCACCTTACAGGAATATGCGCTTGCTCATGGCATTGATGAAAGCGTTATGTCTATGACAGAACAGGAAAAGGCATTACTGCGGAGCCTGGTTCTGATGGAGGGGGCCTCCCGGATCGGGGCTATTGGAGATTTCGCAAAAACCTTGGAATCCCCCGCAAATGCTATGAGAGTGCTGCGCCAGCAAATTACTCAGCTTGGTCGAGCGATTGGCACGGTGTTTGTCCCTATCCTCATTCAGGTAATTCCATGGGTTCAAGCATTTGTTGAGATATTGACGGAAGCAATTCAACGGTTTGCTGTTCTGGTCGGATTTGAAATGCCGGAATGGGAGACCAATGATTGGGGAGAAGATATCAAAGAAAATGCTGACTCCGCTGCCGATTCCGTTGGCGATACAACTGACGAATTAAAAAAGCTAAAGCAGCAGCTTTTAGGAATCGATGAACTAAATATCATCGGGGCATCCAACGAAATCAAATTGGATACTGGAGAAGCTGGAAAATGGACCGATGATCTTGAAATCCCGAATATTTGGGACAAAACCGCCCTTGATGCGTTAAAAAAGCAAGTGGACGAAATCAAACCTGTTTTGAAAGACTTGCTTGACAACTATATCATTCCCATCGGTTCTGCACTGCTTGCGTGGAGAATTGCAAGGACGTTGTTTACAGATATCGGCCGCCTTAAGGCTTTGCTAGGCGGGTTGATGTTCACGGTAGGTATTTCTTTGCTGATTGACAGTGTAAAAGACATTCTTTTTGGGGATGGACTAACATGGGAAAACATCCTAAAAGGCGCAGCTGGAGGAGCACTTGCTGGGGCTGGACTTGGCCTACTTTTGGCTAAGAAACTTGGCCTCACTTGGGCTGGTGGAATGCTGCTTGGAGCTGTTGTCGGTCTTGGACTTTCCTTGATGGTCATGTCCATTGCCTCTCAAATCAAAGACGGACTGAACTTTGGGAATGTCCTTTTAGGTGCTATTGGCGGTGCATTGGCTGGAGGAGCGCTTGGCGGATACTTTGCATTCAGAAAAAATCTAAATCCTGCGCAAGGGGTTCTTGGTGGCATAATTGCAGGAATTGGCGTGTCTCTCTTGATTTCGTCTATCACGTCGATTCTTCAAGATGGTCTTAACATTGGAAATGGGATCATGGGCCTCATTGGCGGAGCTTTGGCTGGATTTGGCATCGGCGCAGTCATTGCTGGAGGAGCTGGAGCCGCTTTTGGGCTAGTAATCGGAGTTGGATTATCTCTTGTGATTATGGGAATTACTGCACAAATTAAAGAGGGCGCTGCAACTCTTTCTGGTGGACTGATGACAATACTCGGGTCTGTATTAACTGGTGCGGGAATCGGCTCCGTTGTTCCTGTTATTGGTACTGCCGCTGGTGCCGTTATCGGACTTGGTGTTGGCATTGTTCTCGAAATTGTTGGTATAGAAGCGGCAGCAAATGCGGCGTATGCGGCGTCAGAAGATTTTGCAATCATGGCGGACATTCTTGACCGTTGCACAGAAGCGTCTGAACGCACAGACCAAGCGTTTAATAATATGAAAAATCGTTTAGAAGATTTTGATTCGTCTATTGCTGATTTCCAAGTTGCCAGACAGCTTGCAGACGAAATTTATGCCATTAACGATAATGCAAATGCATCTGCTTATGAATTAGATCAAATGGCGGTAAAAGTTCAAGTCCTGAACGATTTGAACATTGATGGGCTACATTTGGAAATTGATGAAACAACACAACGAGTTAAAGAAAGTAAAGCCGCCGTTGACGAGCTGATTGATTCTTTGGAGCGAGAGGCCAAAATGGAAGCCCTGCGAGAAATGCTTGTTGAGAGTTATAAAGAGCAATATCAGGCAATGCGTGATATGCAACAGGCGGCAAAGGATTATGATGCGGCCGCAGAAGCATTAAATAACACACAAAAAGAACTCAACGAAACAGACATTTTCAGTTGGGGGAAAGCCAGAGAACTTGTCGCTGCAAGAGAGAAAGAAACCGAAGCGGCAAAAGCCGCACAGGAAACATACATGCAATCGGTTCAGCTATACAGTGATCTTCAAAGTGAAACTCAAGGTCTTACAGATTCTATTATTGGGTTAAAGCAAGAAGAATCTGGAGTTGGAGACGCCGGTATTGATGGAATGGAAGATTTGAAAACGGAAATCAATCATTTTAGCCAATCTATTGATATGAGCCAGTTTGAAAATCTAGGAAAGCAAATGGCAGATAACATGTATAAGGGATTCACCAGTTCTGGCCTGCTGCAAGATGCCATCAAAAATCTCGGGAATGGCGCATCGTATAGTTCGGAAAATTCTTCCTCCCGTTCGGCCAACAGCTATTCTGTTCAGGATATCACTGCATACGCCTCCGGCGGCTTCCCCGAGCATGGGCAAATGTTCATTGCCCGTGAGGATGGGCCTGAGCTAGTTGGTCAAATGGGCAACCGAGCAGCGGTGGCGAACAATGACCAAATCGTTGACGGTATCGCTTCTGCTAATACCGGAGTCATCAATGCGGTCATGGCAATCGGTGCAATGATTACTAAGGCAGTCAACGATAAAGATACAACAGTTTCTCTGGATGGCCGTCAGGTGTCGAGGAGCCTGTACAAATACAACCAACAAACGCAGCGAGAAAAGGGCGCTCCCATTACATGAAAGGCAGGATAAAACGTGACATTGACTGTAAACGGAACGGATTTGACGCCTTATATTGCGTTCGGCGGCGTACAGTGGCAAAGGGCTGATGTAGACGGCCCAAATGCCACACGCTCAATCGATGATGCGTTTCTTACGAGAGATCGGATAGCCATAAAATATCGATTGGATATTACTTGCCGCCCATTGACGCTAGAAGAAGCAAGTCTCGTTCTCTCCTCTATTCTGCCCGAGTATGTCACAGTTACATACACAGACCCTATGGAGGGCGGAGATGTAACAAAGCAAATGTATTCAAACAACATCCCCGCCCAATTCCTAATCAAGACCAGAAATGGGAAAGAGCTATGGGGTGGAATCACATTCCCTCTGATTGAAAGGTAAAGAAATGGCAGTTAATCGAATTCTCGTTGGTGATATAGAAATAACGGGGATTTATAATCTGACGTCTGGAAACGTCAATTTAACTACTTCTCTTTTAAACGATGTCCTAGAAATGGACACGCTTGATTGTGACTTTAATAGTCAACTGGATAGTTCTACAATCTTGGCTACCATTGGGGAAAAGGTGGTTTACTACCATGGAGATCAGCAAAGACAAATCCTCTATGTAGATAGTATCAAACGAACTGGGCCTAGTTCCTATCATCTGTATGCGATATCAGCGGTATCTAAGCTAGACACTATGCTTCATCCCGGCGGAATTTACACCGGACAGACCGCGGAATCAATCATAAAGAATATTTGCGGTGAAATCCCCGTTATTGTAAAAAGCAATCTAAAGAATGTTAAGTTGTATGGATGGCTCCCCTATTGTAGCCCACCGAATAGCTCCGCACGAGACAATCTCAATCAAGTTCTGTTTGCTATTGGCGCTTGTCTTACTACCGATTTGAATGGTGTTTTGCGAGTGGAGACGTTTTGGGACGGAACCATATCGACAATAGATGCGAAAAAGACGGACATGGTTGGCTCAGTTACAGATAATCAAAAAATTAGCGCGATCTCTGTCATTGAACATCAGTTTGCGGAAGGACAAGAAAGCCAGGAGCTGTTTAATGGCACAGCTCAGAACGGCGATCTAATCATTTTCAATGAACCGATGCACACCCTGTCCGCTTCCGGACTTTCCGTTTTGGAAAGCGGAGCAAACTACGCAAAAATCTCTGCTGGTACAGGGACGCTTACGGGGCTGAAATATATCCACAACAAGAGAAAAATTGCAAAGATAATCAATGAAAATGTACCTGAAAATGAAAAAGGCAAAGAGAATGCCACACTTGTTTCTTTAGTGAATTCAGTTGCGGTTGCTGAACGGCTAGCGAGCTTCTATGCTTGCAATAAAACGCTTCAAGCTTCGTTTCTGACCGAAAAGGAAAAGCCCGGACAAGTTGTAAAGGTCATGGACCCATACGATCACGAAATCGTTTCTGCTTGTATTGAGTCGATGGATGTAAACATGTCCTCAACACTGAAAGCGAATGCCGAAATGCGAATTGGATTTATTCCCTCGCAAGTTGATGATTTCAAAACATTTGATGAACGCATCGTACTCACCGGATCAGGGACTTATCAAATTCCTACTGAAACAACTTTGATCCGCTATGTTTTGATCAGCGGGGCCCAGGGCGGCCATTGCGGGCAAAAAGGCGGGGATGTCGGTACATCACCGTCCGTATCCTGGACCAATCCTCCACCATTTGAGAACCAGTTACGCGGCTGCGGACTTGCAAATGGCGGAGCGGGCGGAGAAGGTGGCGCACCGGGCGCGGGGGCCAGAATCCTTGAAGGGGCTCTGGATATCTCCGGGATAGACTCTATTGTATATAGCTGCGGCGTTGGTGGCCTGGGAGCCTCCTATAACCCGAATGATCCGGAGGGCGCTCTTGGAAGCGACACAACGCTTGGTTCTGCAACCACGGCTGGAGCAAAAGCCTCAGAGGCCGGATACACAGATCCCATCACCGGGGAAAAATACGGAGGGACCGGTGACCAAGGAATCCCTGGAGGAAAAGGCGCAGGAAAGGCGGCCACAGTTACAACCATCAACAGTGATACTGTCCAGCTCTTTGATCCAGCCGAAAACGTTACCGATGAGGACGGCAATACCTGGAACGGAGGCTTGACCGAAACTGACCCGGATGATCCAGAACGTGTTGCTATGAAGACGCGAGAGAATGACGGCGCCTACATTTGGTATAGCCGAGGTTTAGGTGCAGGTGCAGCTGCCGGTAAAAATGGTAATGGCCCCGGACCCGATGCATCGGTGTCTGTACGATCTTCATCAATTAAGGCTACTGCTGCATCTGGTGTAAATGGCGCGACACCAACCTTGACGCCCAAAAAGCCTGCCCAGTATGGCAAAGGTGGCCGCGGTGGTTATGGCGGCGGCGGTGCCAGCTCAGGAGGACTTGCCGTTGGCTCCACAGATTCCTCGGATTACACGGTATCAATCACCGCCGGAACCGGGGGAATCGGCGGTAATGGCGGTACTGGTGGCCCTGGCGGGGATGGCTGCATCATCCTATATATCAGCCGCCGCGTTCCTGTGGAACGCGGGCCTCTGGTAACATCGGACACAAAATGGTTTTTAGACAAGCATGGCAGAAGATTCATCACGTGAGGAGGTACAAATGGCAACGATTGAAGAACTCGCTGCAAAAGTTGCTGAACTCGAACAGCAGATGGCAGCAATCACGGCCCCGCCTACCGAGTATTACACCAGTGCATACAGTGGAGAGGAAATTGATGCAGCTGTCAAAAAAGTATCTGAAGGATTGGCTGGCGGCGTGGCCTCCTTCAATGGCCGGACCGGGGCGGTGTTGCCCCAGTCCGGGGACTACAACGCCACACAGATCCCGGTGAGCGGAGAGCCGGAGGCGGAGACCGTTGCGGCGGCTTTGTCTAATAAGGCGCCCGCTGGATATGGCTTCGGGGATGCGATACAGGAAATTGCGACCACCAGCGCGGAGGAATCCTATGAGACATACTGCGCCAAGGTAGACGCCGTACTGGACGAGATGCCGGACAAGACGGCAAAACTGGTACGGGCCTATCCGCCTGCGGTGTACGGCAAAGCGGGTACTACGGTATCGCTCTTATACAAGAGCGATGCGAATTACGCGGTCCTATCCAATATCGGCAGTGCAGACACGGATCTGTGCGGATGGCGGATGTTCAAGCTACGCCACCCATCATCGTCGAGTCCAGCAGTGTGGATGCCGTTTGAGTGGGAGCATCCCCCCATGCAAATCGGCGTCGAGTACCGCACCACTGAGCGGTATAACAGCAAGCCAGTCTACAAGAAAGCCATAAACACCGGAGCCCTCTCTGCGGGAACATCCAAGTCTGTGGCGCATGGAGTACAAAACATTGGGCTACGGTTATCCGCACTGTACGGATTAAACAACGGTGGAGATAATCTGGTTAGCAATCCGGGTATCACTGGTATTTTGGTTGACGGATCAAACATCACCATAACGACAGCGGCGGGATTCAGCACGAGCAATTCCTGGGTTGTTATCGCCTACACCAAAACCACGGATTAAGGGGGACACCATGAAGATCATCAAATATCAGTTGGAAACAGAGATCAACTATGGTACTCCCGAGGAGCCGGACATTGAGACGCTACTTTCTCCTGTTACTGTGACCTATACGGAGGAGGCCTATGCTATCGCTCAGGCGGAGGCGTTTCAAGGGCAGATTACCGTGGAGGATGATGGGAAGCCGGAGCCGGAACCCAAACCAGAGTATGTGACCTATGCGGAGCTTGCAGAAGCAATCAGAGAGGGCGTGAACGAAGTATGACGGACAAGCAGTTTGTACTTACCACCATGCGGGATACCGGGCTTGCGAGGGCACAGACCCTCCAGGCCCAGGCCCCGGACATGACGGGGACGGAGCTGTATGCCTCCGAGGACTACATCCCCAGCTTTACGGCGGCCTGTGAGGCCATGAATATGCTGGAACGGGAAGCGGGCTTTGTCTGCTGTTCCACAGCGGGCCGAGTGGTGCGTCTCCTCCAACCCTATGACAGCGCCATCTACAACACCCAAGAGCCGGAGGACCTGCCCGCACAGTGGGGCTTTGTGTGGTCCACAGACCCGGACAAGGCCCTGCCGTTTATCGCCGTCTCCACTTCGCCGTATATGACCGGGGACTGCTGCACCTATGAGGGCCATGTTTGGCGCTCCGGGCAGGACGGCAATGTGTGGGAACCCGGCAGCGTGGGCGTGAAGTGGGAGGACCTGGGGGAGGTGCCCAATGGCTGACGAGAAGTGCGTTAGAGACCCCCGGCATGACTGCTTTGGCCTGGAAGCAGCAGCCCGTCTGGAGGGGCGCATCAAGGCCCTGGAGGACTGGCAGCAGGACTCCAAGAAGTTCCATAACTCGTTCTATGACTGGCAGCGGGAGCAGATTGCCCGAGACGCCAAGCTGGACGAGCAGCTTTCCAACATGGATAAAAACATCGAAAAGCTGCTGGCAAAGCAGGAGGAACAGACGGCAAAACCGGGACGCCGCTGGGAAGCCATCGTGGACAAGTCCGTGTGGGCGGTGCTGGCGGCGGTAATTGCGTTTATTTTGGCCCGCATTGGGCTGTAAAAAAGCGACGCCCCCGAAGGAGCGCCGCAAGCCCGTAGTATTCGTTGTCTCCGTCCATTGCGACTTAACGCGGAGGGAGCGCTATCAAAACAGCACACGTCTGCACAACGGGCAATAACATCTTACATCATTAGAAACCGGCGGTCAAGCCGGATATTTGAAAGGAGCTTACTTATGACTACCAACGAAATTCTGAACAAGTACACCACTGGCGAAATGACCCTGCCCGAGGCGAACGAGGCGCTGAGGGAGGCGGAGGCGGGCTTTACCCTGGACCCCAACCGCAATGTAATCACTCAGGAGGAGTTCCTGGCGACCACGGCAGGGGAGACTCCCGACACCGTCAACGGCTATGGCCTGATGGACCACGGCGTAGGCTGCATGGAGAAGGTCCATGTGGTGAACGGCAAGACTGTGGATGTCAACATGGGCGCTGAGACTGCCTATGTGTACATCGCCGGGAAGAAGTACGAGCTGAAGGGCGACACCCTGGTGGAGCCGGAGGGCTGATATGGAGACACTGAAGAAGCGCCTCGGGAACCTGCTGGCGGTGAAGTCCATCGCCACCATCGTGCTGACGGCGGTATTTGCTTACCTGACCTGCACCGGCGGCGTGACAGCAGAGCAGTTCTTGACAGTGTACACCGTGGTGATCGCCTTCTACTTTGGCACCCAGGCGGAGAAGAAAGCGCAGGCGGACAATGGCAACAGTACGGGAACTCCTTGACATCGCCCGTGGAGAGCTGGGGTACAAAGAGACCCCAGCCAACTCCAACCGGACGAAATACGGTGCGTGGTACGGCCTAGACGGCCAGCCCTGGTGCGTGATGTTTGTGGAGTGGGTCTTTGCCCAGGCGAGTGTCAAGCTGCCCATTGAGACCGCCAGCTGCACAATCTTGATGAACGCCGCCAAGTCCGCCGGGAACTGGGTAACATCCAACTACCAGACCGGAGACGTGGTGATCTACGACTGGGGCGGGGACAAGCGCCCGGACCACTGCGGCATCGTGGAGGCGGTGGGCGGCAGCTCCATCACCGCCATCGAGGGCAACACCGCCATTGGCAACGATAGCGACGGGGGAGAGGTCATGCGCCGGACCCGGACGCTAGGGCAGATTTTGGGGGCTGTACGGCCCGCCTATGACAAGGAGGTCACTATGGACAATACACCGTCTCCCGCCCACAAGGAGGGCGTGGAATGGGCCGTAAAGAACGGCATCCTGACGGGCAACAGCGAGGGGGACCTGATGCTCTCCCGGCCTGTTACCCGGAAGCAGATGTGTACGATGCTGTACCGAATGTGGAAGCTGATGAAATAAGAGGGAGGACGTGAGATTGTGAGCGCAAAAGTGAAACTGCCTGACCCACTGGATAAGCTCTTGCGCTCTCAGCTGGAAAAAGTTATTGAAGAAGCAGCATTCCATACAGACGATGAACTGATCGCAAGGCGGCGTATTATTGATAAGTGGAATCAAATTGATGTGGCAGCAGAATTGGGCTGGTATCGTAGCACAGTTAGCGATCACGAAAAGTATATATTCCGGAGGGTTAAGGATGTAGCAAAACAGCTTTACAAAAATAAGGGAGCCGGGGATTGACCCGGCTCCTTTATCTTTATGTATGTTTTTTTACTGAGCGACACACGCATGTGCTGTTATCTCCGTGGTCATTATCGTACCATAGGATGTTATAGATCGGCCCTGTCAAGAATCCGTACAGTCTAATCGTCCCGCCAAGTCTGAGCGAGTGGATAGCCTCTGCCTCGATACATAGCTCCGAAAATCTATCTCTGGCGCTCTTATTGAGCGATGCAACGTCGATCGCATGGTTATGCTTCTTTGCTGAAATAAAGATGTCACTCCAAGTCATTCGCTCAAAGTCCTGCAATTTAGGGAAAATCGTAGTCCAGAAATCATGAGAGAGACGAGGTTCATGAAAAGACCATCTACTAGTTGGCTCCGTATCACAAGATGCCAGCCGCCAGGATGGATGCTCCTTCATGATACTGTCCGGGTCTCCACCCAGCCTGATGCCGGGTGAAGGCGTCCCGCCTTGTCTGACCTCCGATTTCGGAGCACAACCGCATTTAATGCGCTTAGAGCCCGCCATAATACATTGCCATACTTTCCTTTGTGATTGGAGTGCTGCACAGGGCTCCAGCTGGAAGCCCACATCTAGCGTCCTGCCATGGGCCTTCCATGTGGGTGAGTTGACTAAGCCACTGGGCGTTTTTCTTTCCGTAGTATTCCAGAATTTTATTGATGGTGTCCTTTTGCCCATCGCTAAGATTTTCGCTGCTGCCTTTCATTTCATCGGCAGAGACCGAAAACTTTCCCTGACTGTGATGGAAAAGGGAAGGACACACAGGCCCATTGGCCCATGCTTCAAAATCCTCGTCGAACAGGGGCGCATCATCCCATACCAAAGACCAAGCCTGTGAATAATAGCACAGCTTTTGAAGTTTCATCGTGGACATAGTGCCACACTTTTCAAGAATATATTTTGCGGTATCAAAAACACTTCCCATATTGCGTACCCCCTTTCTACCTACATTATATTCTTATTCTGAAAAAAGTAAACACGTAAAACCGCCGAAAATGACATGACCACATAAACACCCCATAATTGCCACACATCTCCCACATGGATACCACCCATGCGGGAATTTTTTGTGAGAAAATTTAAGCATGGAGGACGTAAGGAACAAGGGCTGGTACACGTCGCCGCCCTCCTTGCGGCCTCCTGATTTCTTACATAAGGACGTGTTGATTTTGATTTTGAACGGTTCTGAATTGATTGCCCGTCTGGTGGCCTGCGGCTTTACGGAGTCCGCAGCAAGAGACACCTGCGAGAAGTATGCGGCGGAGGGAGACTTCTCCGGCCTTGAAGGGTTTATACGGCAGAACGAGCTTTTTTATGATGACAGGAAACAGTACGTTTGAATATTATAACGCCAATAGAGACGGAAAGAACGTGGGCGATTGCACCGTCAGAGCAATTTCCGTTGCCTTGGATCAGGATTGGGACACCACCTATTGGGGCTTGTGCTGGGAGGGTTACCTTGCCGCAGATATGCCGTCAGGCAATCCGGTTTGGGGCAAATATCTCCGCCGTAAAGGCTGGCGGCGCTATCTGCCGGAGTACGAGGATATGACTGTACAGGAGTTCGCTCATGAGCATCCCTATGGCGTCTATCTGCTGGCCTTGGACACTCACATCGTCTGCGTCTTTGACGGGCGCATCGTAGATACTTGGAACAGCGGCGGAAAGACCGTGCTGTATTACTGGATGGAGGATTGAGTATGCCGTATCAATATATGCCCGGCTATCAGCCGTATTATCAGCCGCCCATGGCGGACCAGCTTGCACAGCTTCGTGGGGCGCAGTATCAGCCCATGCCCCAGCAGATGCCGCAGGTACAGCCCCAGCAGGCGCAGGTCAGCGGGCAAAGCATGGTGTGGGTAAACGGTGAGCAGGAGGCTATGGGCTATCTGGTGGCCCCCAATTCCGCTGTGGCCCTGTGGGACAGCAACGCCCCCACCATCTATCTCAAGCAGGCGGATGCCAGTGGAAAACCATCTATCAAGGTCTATGACTTGGTGGAGAGAAATGCCCCCACGACGGCCCCTGCTGCCCCGCAGGCGGCTCCCGTGGAGTACGCTACCAAGCAGGACTTGGAGGCCCTTGCGGCCCGTGTGGAGGCGTTGAGCGCCAAAGAAAAGCCCGCCCGCAAAGCGGCAGCAAAGGAGGATGCGGAATGAACCCCTTTTTCCAGGCGATGGGCGGCAACAGACAGCCCAACATGATGCAGCAGTTTCAGCAGTTCATGAATCAAATGAAAGGCAAGGACCCCAACGCCATGATACAAGAGATGGTATCCTCTGGACGCATTTCCCAAGATCAGCTTAACCAGGTCCAGAAACAAGCCCGGCAGATGCAGGGAATGTTTGAGGGGATGCGGGGGATGTTCGGCAAGTAACCTTCTAACTCTCTAATTACTCTCAACTACTTGAGAGTTCTTTACAGTATCAAATTTCCGGCCGGAATTTGAAATAAAACTACAAAGGAGATAACACAATGAGTCTTTCTTCTGACAATGTGGCTCTGACTATGCCCGTCCAGCCTGCTAACGGTAACGGCAGCAACGGCGGCTTTGGCTGGGGCGGCGATTGGTCCAGCTGGATCATTTTGTTCCTTATCTGGGGCATTTTTGGTTGGGGCAATGGCGGTTACGGCGGCTTCGGCGGAGGCGGCGGTGTCAACAATCCCGGCCTGCAGGGGCTTGCCACCAGGGCGGACATTAACGAGGGCTTCGCCCTGAACGGTCTCCAGAACGGCCAGACCTCCATCCGGGATGCCGTGAGCAACGGCTTCCATGGCGTGGATACCGCTGTGTGCAACCTGGGCTATCAGACGCAGGCAGGCTTTAACGCCCTCGGCGCCCAGCTGGCGCAGTGCTGCTGCGATACTCAGCGGAGCATTGACGGCGTCCGGTACGACATGGCAACTCAGGCTTGCGATACCCGCAACACCATCCAGTCCAGCACGCGGGACATTATCGACAACGCCAACGCCAACAGCAGAGCGATCCTGGACTTCCTGACCCAGGACAAGATCGCTACTCTGACGGCTGAAAACCAGAGCCTGAAGTTCCAGGCTTCTCAGGCGGCTCAGAATGCTTTCATTACCGCCAACCAGGAAGCGCAGACTGCCGAGCTGATCCGCCGAATCAATCCCATGCCTGTCCCGGCCTATCAGGTGCCCAATCCTTATGCCGGATGTGGGTGCAATCCCTGCGGCTGCGGCTGCTAAAACCCAATACATCAACTTGTAAGAAAGGCTTACATGTTCGGCCCCGTGCCGATTTTGAACCATGCGGCGGGGGCAATAGCCTCCGCCGACTTTTTTGAAAGGAATGAAGTTTATGGCTGAATACAGCAACAGCGCAATCGTAACCGTTGCCGCTGGTCAGAACGTGCCTTTTACTGAGGAGGCCAACACGGGCAAGCCCTGCATTGTGCATCGGGAAGGCGCTGGACTTGTGACTCTTCGCGGGCTAACGAACCAGTGCCGGGCAAAATTCAAAGTCTCCTTTGGAGCGAATATTGCTATCCCCACCGGTGGGACCGTGGAGGCCATCACGGCAGCGATCTCCATCAATGGTGAGGCGCTGAACGCTTCCACCGCTACCGCCACCCCGGTTGCCGCAGAGGATTTCTTCAATATTTATGTTTCCGCTGTGGTTGATGTCCCTCGTGGCTGCTGTGTTACCGTAGCCGCCCGAAATACCAGCACCCAGCCTATCCTCGTTGCCAACAGTAATTTTATTGTTGAGCGTGTGGCTTGAAAGGAGAGTCAAGAATGTATATGCATGAACTGAAAGAAAAGCTCTGCGAAGAGTTGGAGGAGATCGCCCGCAAGCCGGAGATGTCTGCCGGGGACCTGGAGGCCGCCCACAAGCTGACCGACACCATCAAGAACATCGACAAGATCGAGATGCTGGAAGAGGACGATGGGTACAGCCGGGCCGGGAACTGGGAGGCCGATATGCGCGGTACTTATGCCCGCGGCTCCAGCTACCGTGGCCGGAAGCGGGATTCCATGGGACGTTATAGCCGGGATGGAAGATATTCTCGACACGCATCTCCTGACATGATGGATAAGCTACAGACGATGATGGATAATGCCTCAACTGAACGTGAGCGTGACGCCATCCGGCGTCTGATGAACGAGATGGAGATGGAGTAAGGGGGTGGCCCTATGGGCGAAACTGAAGCTCGTGGTTGGCTACTGCTAAAAATTGCCGAGTGTATGGGCGAGGAACCATCTGACCGTATGGCTGACAGACTGGCAACATATAACGGAGCCTATCAGGCGATTTGCCAGTGGGAGGGCCAGCGCCCAAGAACTAGCAATTTGCAATCTAATAAATCGTTCACTCTAGCTGACGCAGAGGACTGGACATCTCGTATGGTAAACGCCGACGGAACAAAAGGGCCGCACTGGACTCTGGAGCAGGTTAAACAGATCATGGCCCAAAGAAACATACCCGGAGACCCGGCGCAATTTTGGGCTGCAATAAATATGATCTATTCTGACTACTGCAAGGCCATCCAAAAAACATCAGCGAATACCCTGGACTTCTATGTTTCGATCACCAGGGCATTTCTGGATGACGAGGACGCCAACCCCGACAAACTCAAACTCTACTATGACCATATCGTCAAGCATTAAAATGACCCCGCTCTCAATTGAGAGCGGGGATTTTATATATGCAAGTCAACTATATGCAAAAATTATACTTTCAAAAAAGCGAGGAGCAGGTATGGGGCATTATGGGTGACTTGATGGACACGCTACAAGTTGCTAATCTGAGAATATATAATGGAGTAATTCGAAAGATTAGAGGATTGCGATGTTACTTACATGTTACTAACAAACCCAAAATCTTGTGGACAAAAAGAAACCCTAAAACCTTTGCGGCTCTAGGGCTTTCTTTGGTGGAGACTACTGGACTCGAACCAGTGACCTCCTGCGTGTGAAGCAGGCGCTCTAACCAGCTGAGCTAAGCCTCCATACGGATATGTAATTTTTTTCTGCCCATAAGACGCCGTGCACAACGGCGTCCTATGGGATGGTGACCCGTACGGGATTCGAACCCATGTTACAGCCGTGAAAGGGCCGTGTCTTAACCACTTGACCAACGGGCCATTTGGAAGTCCATGAAGCGCCGGGGCGCTTCATGGATCTGGTAGCGGCACCTGGATTTGAACCGGGGACACTGCGGGTATGAACCGCATGCTCTAGCCAACTGAGCTATGCCGCCAAATGTCTAACCCGAACGGGCATCAATTACTATACCAGAAGGCGGCGGCGTTTGTCAAGTGTTTCTTCGAAAAAAATGAAAAATTTCAAAAAACCGGAAGCAGAGGAGAGACTCGCTGCCGCTGGCAGGGTGCCCCGAGGCCGGCAGCCCGGATACGGTGGGAATGAGGCCGGGCGGCTCCTACCGCCCGGCACCGTCTTTTCAAAAATCCACTCATG